CCGATCATCTCCACCTGGATTGACGAAGCCGGACCGAACGAGACCGGCGACATGACCGAACTCTGGAAAAAGATCACTCGAGAAATCTTGCTGTGTACCGAATTGGTTCTCTATGCCACGAAGGAAGATTTTCCGTGGAAGAGTGCCCTCGTTGAGATTGGCATGACCATCATGTGCAACTATCCGGTGAAGATTATCTGTAATGATCTTCCTGGGCGAACAGCTCTACTAGGTTCGTGGATCTACCACCCTCTCGTTTCATTTCACACAAGCCTGGACCAAGTATTTGGGCTAAATTGCGGTTACTGACTTTCAGACCCCTTGCTCTTTAGCGTTAAACCGCATACGCTATTGACTGTGGGGTCAGTCAGGAGACCGCCCTCCTTTCTGGTGTCCGCCTCGAAGCCCTTCCGGGGTCACCCGCCCCCGGGAGGGCTTTCTTGTATTCAGGAAATATGGGGCTTGTCAATCCGTAAATCTTGCCCCAGAGTATCAGCACTGCAACTCCCTGGAGAGCGAAATGCCAGCGATCGAATCCTACCCGATCACGCAGATCAAGGACCCGGATGGCCGAGTCATCTCGGTCAACAAGGTCTGGTCCGAGCTGAAGGACTACGAGAAGCGTGGCTTCAACGTCCCGAAGGAAGCCTACGAGGGCCTGACGGATCCCGATCCGGCGCCGGTCAAGCACGCAGCTCCGGCGACCAAGACCGAGTCGACCGAAACGAAGACGGCCTCGACCACCGAGTCCAAGCCGGCGGCTTCGGCGACCGACAAGAAGTAACGTTCTCTCGCGTGGAGTTCCGCAATGGCTTTGATCGTCGAGACTGGCTCGGGTGTGGCTGGCGCGAATAGCTACATCAGCCTCGTCGATGCGGATATCTACGCGGCGGGTACGAATTTCCGGGGGGCATGGGACGATCTTTCTGACCCCGATAAAGAAAGTCGTCTCATCGAAGCCGCCCTGCTCATGGACCAGACGGCGAATTACAAGGGATACAAGACGTATTCATCCGGGACTCTTAGATGGCCTCGTTCCGGAGTCTCTGATCTCGATGGTATCGAAATTCCATCCAACTCCATTCCGTTTCAACTGAAGAATGCCCAGATGGAGATGGCTTTCACGCTATCTCTGGGTACCGATCCGAACGCCACACCTGAGACGCTAGGTGTCAAGGAACTTCAAGTCGACGTCATCGGAATCAAGTTCACAGACGACATGGCGGCAGGACTTGAGAAGAAGCCTCTTCCGGACAAGGTCCTCATGTGGCTTCGAGGGCTCATCGTTTCTGCTTCGATCCGTGGCCTGAGATTCGGCCAACTCATTCCTTCCTGAGGTCGTCATGGGTCTCGCCGAACTCGTAGCGAATTTGGCCCAGAAGGCGGTTGCTCTCACAGGCAATCTGTCTCCGACCATCACGTATTACTCTCTTCAGGGAGCGCCTGTCTACGACGTATCCCTTGGAACGTCGACCTATCCAGATATGAAGACTTTGACCAATGTGCAAGTCACGTTGGCGAAATTGAAGTCACAGGAAGAGAACACACAATTCTCCCAGATCGGCTCTTATGTCGATCCAAACGCTTCCGCGAGGAACACCCAGCGGATGCTTATTCCATCACTCAATCTCTTCTACATGGACGCTGGGCAGAAGGTCTACGTAGAGCCAGCAGATGAGGACTTCATTCTTTTTCAGGGGGAAACCTGGTCTGTTACTGTAATCGGCTCAGTGCCGGGCCGTGGTCTTTGGATTATCCAATTGGAAGCCAAGGCTTTCAATCCTTATGTCCCACCTGTGAGCAATGTCAATCCTCTTTCTGTTCTTGATGAAGAAGGTGGACCCATCACAGATCAGGACGATGAGGAGATTACCGACTCTTGATGCTCGTCGTAACAGATATCACAAAACAGGGGCTTGTCAGCCTAATTCGAGGAAAGCTAAAGAAAGCTATCCAGGATAAGATGCTGACTGCCATTCTGGAGGCGAACTATACTCTAGTTGATACCACACCAATCTGGACCGGTCGTACTGTTCTCAATTATCAGTGGAGCTACGACAAGCCAAGTTCAAGAGTTGAAGAACTTGACTATCAGTACACTTACGAGCCTGGTACCGAGCGCCCTCAGGTGGATTATGGGTCAATTCGAGAACAGGCTCTAGCCGCTCCTCAGGTTCAGCTCGGGCTGAAAGGACTCGCCTATCGGACTATCTATTGCACGAATTCAGTCGAGTATGAAGAAGGCTCTTTCGCAGATCTGGAATACGGAACGCTGGGTGAGTCAGAGGGCGGAATGATGGCGAAAGCTATCGCCGCTGCGGCGAGAAAGACAATACGATGACGATGGAAACTGTCAGAGTCTCAATCGAAACTTATTTCAGGAACGGCTGGGGAAATCTCTCGGTCATTTTCTTCGAGAACGACAAGATCGTTCCTCCAGCTGAGACATATGTCGCGACAGCTCTTCTGAAGACTGGAGCCCAGCAGGCATCCATCGGAGCTGCTCGCAATCGATATCGTCATTACTACACCTGGCAGATTGATATCTATGCACCAGAATCTGCTGGCATGAAGTCTTCGAATATCATTGACCAGAAGATTCGTGATATGTTCACTGGTCTGGTTTTGACGACCACAGATGGTGAATCTATCAATTTCCTCAGCGCCCCAGATCCTCGTTCTCTGGGTTTCAAAAATTCGCGCTATCGGACTCTGGTTCGTTGCCCTCTGTATTCAGATCAGCTAAGGGCACGCGCTACTCCTTAAATACCCTATTGCAAGTCGCTTAACCGGGGTTTACCCTTCAGGAGTAATGGGAATCGTCCCTAGGCTCCACAGGGGATCACGATGGCCGACGCCAATCTTACCGCCTTGCGCTATGTGGCGGAGTCCACTTTTGCAGTGACTCCCGCTGCGCCGGCGTTCCGAGAACTCCGCTATACCTCGAGCTCGCTCAGCTACACTCCGCAGACCGAAGTTTCCGAGGAAATCCGTTCCGATCGTCAGATCACGGATCTCATCCTCGTGGGCTTCCAGACGGCTGGTGACATCCAGACCGAGCTCTCCCACGACAATCTCGTCGATCTTCTTGAAGGCGGGATGTTCTCGACCTGGGTGCAGACCCCCGAGAAGGTCAACGCCGCGGTCGCGACGCAGATCAGCGCGGTCACCACGAACGGCACAACGACCACGGCTACCGTCAACTCCGGCGGCACGGACTTTGTCGCTGGGTATCTCGTCGCCGGTGGCATGTTCGGTGTGGCCGGTCTCGATACCTTCATCGGCGTCGTGGCTTCCAGCACGGGCACCTCTGTCGTGATCACCGGCGCCGGTGGCGCTTCTGCTTCTCCGCCGCTGGCGTCCTTCATCAAGGTCGTCGGTGTTCGGGGCACCTCCGCGGATATCACGGCGAGCGGTACCGGTCTGGCGGCGACGACCCTGGATTTCACGACCCTGGGTCTCACGGTCGGCCAGTGGATCAAGATCGGCGGCACGGCGACCGCGAACAAGTTCGCGACGGCGGCCAACAATGGTTTCGCCCGTATCCGTGCCATCGCGGCCGGCGCACTGACCCTGGACTCGCTGCCGACCGGCTGGTCCACCGACAGCGGCACCGGCAAGCTGATCGACATCTGGTTCGGCGATTTCATCAAGAACGGTACGACCGAGCGGTCGTACACGATCGAAATGCAGTACGACGGCACGACTCCCACGACCTACGAGTACTATGCCGGTTCCGAGATCTCGACCCTGAACTTCCAGATGGATGCCCAGGCAATCCTGACCTCGACCATCGGCATCATGGGTTCGGTCGCGACCGCCGGCACGAGCCGGTTCGCCTCTGCCTCCACCGTTCCGGCGCCGGTCGAGGACGTGATGAACAGTTCCTCGGATGTGGCACAGCTCCGTGAGAACGGGGTCATCGTGTCGGGTCCGAACTTCGTCATGAATGCCTCGGTCGCGATCGACAACACTCTCCGCATGCAGAATGCGGTGGGCTCGGTCGCGGCGGTCGGCATCGGCGTCGGTCGGTTCCAGGTGTCCGGCGTGCTGAACACCTATTTCGGCGATACGAACCTTCTCGAGAAGGTCCGCAGCAACACGGCCTCGTCCGTCGACTTCATCGTCAAGAAGAACGGCAGGGCCTACGTCGTCGATATCCCCCGGATCAAGTTCGAGTCGGGTTCTCCGACGGTCCAGGGCATCGACACGGACATCATGATCGAGCTCAACTACCGGGGGCTTCGGCATCCGTCGCTGGGCTACACGATGTCCATTTCGTCGTTCTACTATTACGCTGCGTAACGTCGCTCTGACGGTTTCCTCCCTAGACTTCGGCCCCGGTGAAAGCCGGGGCCGACTTTTTGAGTGGAAGACACTTGTTCTATTGAAGATATAAGCTACACTGGTCGTCCATCCAATTGAGGAATATTATGGGCAACATCGCCAAGGGCTTTCTGAAGGCTTTCGATGCCGACACCGAGGGCCTGAACAACGGCATCTGGTTCCCTCTGGGCAACGGCGTCGAGGTCCTGGTTGCCAGCATCCATGGCGAGCAGGCTCGCGAGTATCGTCGGCAGTTGGAGCAACGTTACGCAAAGTTCCAGCTCCGGGATCAGTCCTTCCCGGATGACATCAGCCGCAAGATGGCGATCGAGCAGATGGCTCATCAGACCATCAAGGGCTGGAAGGGCGTGCCGGACCCCGAGACCCTTCAGGAGGTTCCCTTCTCTCCGGAGATCGCGGTCAAGGTCTTCGAGAAGTGGCCGTTCTTCCTCGACGAGATCGGCCAGATCGCCCTGAAGAAGGACAAATTCATCAAGGAGCTCGTGGAGGAGGGAACGGGAAACTCCTCGAATACCTCCGGTGGAGTCTCCAGCCCGCAGTAAAGAACGCCGAGAAAATCATCGCGGCGGCTCGTGAGCGTGGCGTCGAGCCGCCGATGCATCTGGTTCAAGGACCTGCGGTTCACCCGCATATGGTCCCATACTGGAACACATTTCAGTTCCTATCATCGTACCGTGAGGCCGGTGACATGGGGCCAAAGCCCTTGTCAATGCCCACCATTCTGTGCTACCTTGACCTCATTGGGGTGAGTTCTAACGCCGATCGTCTTCAGTATCTCCAGGTGATCAAAATCCTGGACTCGGTGCTGATGGAAGATATAGCGAAGAGACTCAGGTCCAAGACTACACCGTCTATGCCTTCCGGGGGAAAGCCTAGACTGGCCTCTTAGAGATAGGAGACTAGTTAGGTGACTGACCTGGTTGGCGGTCTTTCTTTTAAGATCGATTCCAAGCCCGCTGAAGAAGGTGCCAACCGCGTAATCGCGGCCTTCGAGAATATTCGTTCTCAAGCTGATAAGAAGATCCGTACCGAAACGGTCGGATATTTCGAAGATTTCCGTAAAGCTCTTGCAAAGCTCGGAACAGCGCATCTAGACCTCAGCCGGCAGATCACTGAGGTCAACAAGCTAGGCAACAGCCTCAGCCGTATCGCCACAGAGAATATCTCCGGAACTCTTGCCACGAAGTTGGTCAAGATCGGAGAGGCTATCGAGAAACTTGGCGCCTCTGCCACGGCTCATTCTGGGCTTGTGCAGAATGTCAATAATCTGACCTCGGCCCTGTCTTCTCTTTCGGCTCTGAAGCCGCCTTCTCGCGTTGCCATCACCAATATCACCGATTTCTTCAAGGCTGTCCAGGGTCTCACAGTTCCCAGGAATCTGACTTCCATTGGGAATCTAGGAGCGGCCTTCTCCAATCTCGGGTCGGTCACCGCACCGTCTGCGGCGACTGTTCGTAATCTTCGTGATTTCTTTGCCGTATTGAACGCCGCACCGAAAGTCTCGGTGACGACAGGGCGCAACATCACTGCACTCATGGGCGCGTTCCACGCGGGTAGCTCTGGACCGACTGCGGCTACGGTCAAGAATTTCCGTGAGTTTTTCAACGTTCTCGGCGCTGCGACTGTTCCTCGTGGCGCCTCAGCCATTGCGACCGCTCTCGCAGCGATCGCGACAAACGCAAGTCACGCCGCGGCCGCGGTGGCGAAACTCAACGTTGAGCTGAATGCTCTTCGTGGGTTTAGCTCTCGTATTTCTGTTTCCACTCGTACGGCCGCGGGTGGTTTCTCGAATATGACCTCCGGCGCGCTTTCTCTCGAGAGCGCGCTGTTCCGTACCCAGGGAGCTCTCCAGGCTCTGGGTGGCGTACTCGCTCTGCGGGAGATCACCCAGCAGATCGTCGGGTTCCAGCAGATCTCCGCTGGGCTGACCGCTCTTACGGGCGACTCTGAGAAAGCTGCCCAAGAACTTGAGTATGTTCGTTCTGTGGCCAAAGGTTTCGGCGTTGATTTCCAGACTGCTGCGAAGAACTTCACTCAGTTCACCGCAGCTATTCAGGGAACGAATTTCACAGCGGTCGACGCGCGCAAGATCTTCGAAGATATCACGAAGACCTCTCGTGTGCTGGGCCTGTCGGTAGCCGATACCGATGGTGTCTTCCGCGCCTTGACGCAGATTATCTCCAAGGGTAGTCTGCAGATGGAAGAACTTCGCGGTCAGTTGGGCGACCGAATTCCAGGTGCCGTCAATAAGATGGCTCAGGCGTTGGGCGTGTCTACGGCCGAACTCGTTAAGATGACGAAACAAGGTGAGGTGACCGGAGAAACTCTTCGTAGCGGTCTTTTGGAGTTCGCACGTCTATATGCGGAACAAAGTGGTCCTGGTCTAGCAAGATCCTTAAATGGTCTCGCTGGAACCTTTGCGAATCTTGGCACCACTTTCTCTGAAGCCTCGGTTGCAATTGGCCGTGCAGGGTTGACTGAGGCAATCATTAATGTGACTAAGGCTGTATCCGATCTACTAAAAGGAACTGCACAGTCCGACACATTGAAGATCTTTGGTCGGGCAATTATCTTTATTGCGGATGCGTTTGCAGCTCTTATCCGTAATCTTGATCTCGTCGCTTTGACTGTTGCCATCGGTGGACTAACGGCTCTTCTGGTTAATTTTGGAAGTGTACTCGCTGGAATCGGAGCGGCTATCGCTGCTAATCCGATAGGACTTATCATCATTGCAGTCGTCGGACTTACCGCTGCTCTTGGGGCGTTCAACACTGAAGCGAATGTCACTCTTCGTCTTCAGGATACTATGGACGCCACAAATGAAGCTCTTGCGAGAGCCGCACAGACTGTCGATGAGCAGTATAAGTCGATTATGTATACATTTGGTCGGTATAATGCAATCACAGGAGAGTCCATCGCGGTTACGGATGAATTTAAGCTGACTATGGATGATCTTGGAAAAAGCTCCTATGCAGTTCTTTCTACACAGATGCTCCAATCTTCAATTAAGGTGGCGAATTCTCTTTCCGAAGCGAGAAATCAAATGGCTGGGTTTGTCGAAACCCAGAGTGCTGCCGGAAGAAATATTACTAGTCTTATGGAGAATTTCAAGGAGATCAGCGACCTTAGCGATATTACCAATTCTGATATATTCAAAACGAATGCAATGCAAAATCTTATCGACGGTTTTCAGAGTGGCGAAGTCGCATTTGATGAATTCAACGATAAGTTCAAATCTGCCGTGGACGATTTTTCAGCAGAGTATCGTAAACTTCTTGAAGCTCAGGGTTTGTCCTCGAGTGAAATTGAAGATGAAATAAAGAAGTATCAAGATTGGGGTGATCAAATCCGCCTGGCGGCTTCAGATGCTAATGCCGCAGCTCTCCAAATCCAAGATTTTACGAAACGAATTGATGACATGCAACATAGATTGGATGTTCTGAGAACGGGGGATCCAGTCAAATTTCTTTCTGTGTTGAATTCCCAGCAGTTCACGGACCAAATCTCTGCAATCTCAGATAGTTTCGCAAATCTTTCCACAGAACTGAAGGGTCCGTTCCAGGGAGCTATCGATCAAGCTTTTGGAAATCTGAACGAGAGTCTTGAATTTTTGAAATCTGGCACTGGAACTCTGGATCAGGTTTCTGCTGCCACGTCTAGAGTGAAACTTGCTCTATTCAGTCTTAATGATATCTATAGTCGTATCACTAATCCGGTTGTAAATTTGACCGGGCTTTTCAGAGACTTTTGGGGAGAAGAAGATAACGTTACTGATTCTACTGAGGAAATGACGAAGGCTATGCAAGCTCAGCTTGATAAGCTGAACGAACAAGTTAGCACTATGGGTATGACCACTGAGCAATTGGCGGATTTCAAATTGTCCCAGATTGATTGGACCAATCAGGGACAAAGTCAGATCGATGTCCTGGATACGATCAATAGTGCCTTGAAGGATTATGAGTCTGCTTTGAAGAGTGGAGAGGCGGCAGATATTGCAAGTGCTAAGACCGCTCTCATGGCAATCGATGAAAAACTAAAAGCTCAGCAAACTTATTCGGAAGGAGTCCAAGCCGAACTGACCAGTATTGGATCAAAAGCTAAGGGTGTCATCGATATTTTCCTAGCAGGTGCGGATATCGTCACACTGTTTACAGGAGCCATTGGCAGAATCGGCGTGATCGGCACTATGATTTTTGGTGATGGCATCACAGCCGCCGCTGCGGATGCTGATAATCAGATTGCTAGAATTCAAAGCGCGAGAGATAAGCTGGCTGAGGCCATGGCTCGTCTCGAGACTAATACTCATTCAACAAGTCGCGGCGGTGGCGGAGGAGGCAGTACCTCTCGTCAGGGTGATGAGCGCCAGTCAGCTATGGAACAGCTGATGGCGAAACTCACCCAGCAGGTCTCTATCGAGCAAGCTGTCGGTGTTGAGCAAGCCAAGCAGAAGGCTCTTCTGGAAGGTATCAATGCTGCGAAGTCTGACTATAACGCTGGCCTGAGGGACTCTCTTCAACTTTCTGATGAAGAAACGAAGAAGATCGAGACCCTGGCTGCCGAGGCTTATGCTCGTGACGAGATCAAGCAGATTCTGGCGGACACGGCCACGGAAGCGGAGAAACTCGCCGCTGCTTATGCTCATATCGAAGAATTGAAGCAGTTTGCTACTCCGGATCAACTTATCGCTCTCAATAAGGCGCAAGAGGATCTCAATAAGAATACCGACTATTACAGGACTGTCGTCACTGGTGTCGGCAATGCGTTCAAGGATGCGTTTGAGGCTGCCATTCTCAAGGCCGAGAATCTCAATGATGTGCTGATCAATTTGCTCAACACGTTGGCACAGATCGCTTGGCAGCAGGGAATCGCTGGGCCACTCGGTGATTATCTGGGAGGTTTGCTCGACTTTGGCTCTGGAGCCGTATTCGGTAAACCGAGTTCCTCCAAGCCGGCGAAGAATTTCGCCCCCGGCGATATCTTCAGCCAGCCGACTATGTTCCATATGCAGAACGAGAAGATCGGTCGCGCGGGAGAAGCTGGTAAAGAAGGTCTGGTCCCACTTACTCGCATGAGCAATGGTGATCTTGGAGTTGCCACTGCCGGCGGTGGAGGCGGAACCGTTGCCATCAATGCTCCTGTTCAGATTAACATTCATGGTGGGTCGGAGAAGGACAAGGAAGCGATTTCCGACCAGATCATGCGCGACATGGATCAGCACTTTGAGAAGAAGGTCGTCAGCATTATTCTCAACGAGCGTCGTCCTGGTGGGGCTCTCACGTAATGGCTCTCGACACTTTCACTCCTCCTCGGAATCCGACTGTCGGCAGCTCCGCTGACTATTCGTTCCGGGTTCAGACCAATCAATTTGAAGATTCGTCTCAGAGAATCCCTCTGGGTACGAACAACATGGACGATACGGAGAATCTCACTTGGGATCTTCTCACGTTTGAAGAATATGTTGTGATCAAGAATTTCCTCAAGGGGAAAATGGGAGCCGAGGCTTTCTACTACCAATTGCCGGAGGATAACGAACCTCGTAAGTGGATCTGCCAGTCCTTCCGCAAAGGCTATGAGCACGCCACCTATATCACGTGCTCGGCTGTCTTCAAAGAGGTATGAGCACGCCACCTATATCACGTGCTCGGCTGTCTTCAAAGAGGTATTCGATCTTGCTAATTAGAGAACTCAGCCAAAAGGAATCTACAGACGAATTCGTCGAACTCTTTATCGTCGATGCCACCTCGCTGGGTGCGGATATCTACTACATCACGAACTCCAGTCTAGACGGCGACAACATTTTCTTCGATGGCAATGAATACATCAGCCTCCCGATCAAAGGAGAGGGCTGGGAATGGAACGGCGCCGGTAAGGCTCCGATTCCCAGAGTGACCATCGCCGATAAGTATCAGGAATTCACAGCCCTCGCCAATCAGTATAGTGATCTGACTGGATCGACATTCATTCGTCGTCGTACACATGTTAGATATCTCGATGGCCAGTCCGATGCCGATCCGACCCAGGTCACGGCTCCTGACATCTTTATCATGGATCGTATCTCTGAATGGCCGGTGGGGGCAATCACCTGGGAACTGACGTCTCCAGCAGAACAGATGGGCGTGACTTTGCCGCGTCGCAAATGCTGGCGAGATTTCTGCCCGTTCACCTATCGTCAATGGGACGGTAGTGATTTCAATTATGAGAACGTGACCTGTCAGTATACCGGAGGTCTCTACTTCGATATCAATGACAATCCGACTGGTCCGGAAGGCGATGTCTGCTCAAAACGCCTTCGCTCGTGCAAGAAACGTGTCGGAACTCAGCGTATCATTTTCGGCGGTATGCCAGGACTCCAAAGGCCAGGATGATGTTCGGACAGGAGATTGAAAGAGAAATCCGTAAGCATGCCATGCGGGAATTCCCGAAGGAGTCCTGCGGACTGATTACTTCGTATGGATATATTCCATGCCGAAATAAGGCCGAGAAACCCGAGGATCATTTCGAGATCTCCTGGGAAGAAATCTCTCCACACGAATCTAATATCCTCGCCTATGTTCACAGTCACAAGTGGAACTCCCAAGGCCCCGGAAAATCTGACATGCAAGGTCAGATCCAGACTCGTGTTCCCTGGGGCATCATTCTGTGCAGTGGCGAAGCGACCAAAGGTCCGTTCTATTGGGGAGACATGCTGGATCCTCCTCCGTTGCTCAATAGAGAGTTTCGTCACGGGCCTTCTGGAACCGACGGACGTGGTGACTGCTATGCACTGATCAAAGATTGGTACAAGATCAACCGCGGCATTATCATTCCAGAATTTCCGAGAGACGATTATTGGTGGAAACGACCCAAGGAGGAAAATGACAATCTGTATATGACCGGCTTCAAGAAGGCTGGTTTTGAGCAGGTTTCAGGAGATCCGGAGATCGGCGATGTGATCCTTATGCAGGATCGGGACTTGGCAGTTGTCAATCATGCCGGTGTCTATATCGGCAACAACATCGTCATGCATCATCGCGAAGGCAAACTCTCCGGACGCGTGTTGATCGAGTACCTTCGTGGTATTCGCAAGATGACCGTGAGGAGGACCTGGGGATGATACGAACTGTCCATCTTCACGGTGCCCTCGCTCTGAAGTTCGGTAGCAAGCATCGTTTCGATGTGGAGACACCTATCGAAGCGGTAGCCGCTCTTGGAGTCAATTTCAAGGGTTTCAAGCAGGAGATACGGCAGGGTCAATATCACATCTACCGCGGTGAGAAGAAGGACGACAATATCGCCAGCAAGATGGCGCTGGAACTCCCTCTGGGTAAGCGATGCATGGATATCCACATCGTTCCCTATGTGACGGGAGCCGGCGGCCGCGGCGGTATTCTCAAAATGATCCTGGGCGCCGTCCTTATTGTCACAGCGCTCGCCTTTACCCTACCCGGTGTGATCGGAGCCGGTGGCGGCCTGTCTGGACTAAGCACCGCTCTCGGTACGAGCACGGGCTTCCTTGGGATCACCTATGGCAACATTCTCGCCACAGGAGTTAGTCTTTTCCTGACTGGTATCGCCCAGATGCTCGCACCGGCGCCAGTCGTGAATACGGCTGCACCTTCGGACAAGCGTGACTCTTATCTTTTCAACGGGCCGGTCAATACTTCTCAGGAGGGGTCTGTTCTTCCTGTTGCATATGGTCGCATCCTTGTGGGATCGGTCATCATGTCCACCGGCTTCAAAGCCGTAAAGTTCGTAAAGTTCGGTCAGGGAGCTCAATTCGATACCGACATCAATGCTACTCCTCAAGATCTACTGAGTTGGCCCAATAGATCATGACCAGACAGCTCTTCAGAGAAGACATTCAGGGCTCCGGTGGTGGGGGAGCGACAGCTCGTGCGCCGACAGAAGCGCCGAACACTCTTCGTTCTAATTCCACTGCCGTCATTCTGGATGCCGTTTCTGCTGGGCCGATCAAGGGTCTGGTCAATGGACTGAAGTCTGTATATTTCGAAGATACTCAATTTGAAAATGACGATGGCACGAAGAACTTTCAGCGGACATATGTGGACTGGGCTCTTGGTGAAATGGACCAAGATCCTTTGGACACGTACTCTGCTGCAGAAAGTCTCGAAGGTGTAAACGCAGACATCGTTTATGATACGCCGATTGTTCGTACGGTGGTCGACACCGATGCGACCTCGGTTCGTGTCACAATGCGTATCCCGGTCCTTGCTCATACCGATGATGAAACAGGAGACATCAAGCCGAATTGGGTCGTCTGGGGAATTGACGTTGCCGCGGATGACAATGTTTATCGCAACGCTCTCGTCGATTACATTCGTGGAAAATGTACCTCTCCTTACGAAATCTCCTACGAGATCGATCTGAAGGGAACTACCGGACCTTGGAATATCAAGGTCTCCCGTCTTATCCCTGACAGCCACAGCTCCTTCCACGTCAACGCCTTCCAATGGGCCGATTACACGACGATCATTGAAGGATCGTTCATGTATCCGGGGGTTGCATACTTCCGGACGATTGGCGATGCGAAGGGTTTCGGCGGAAACGTTCCGACTCGCAAGTTTGAAATCTACGGGCGCATCATTCGCGTTCCCAGCAATTACGATCCATACACCAAGACCTATGATGGAGTCTGGGACGGCACGTTCATAGAAGAATGGACAGACTGCCCACCATGGATTTTCTACGATATGATCACCGACCGTATTTACGGTCTCGGTGAATTCCTGGGCGACGCCAGTGTCAACAAGTGGGTTCTCTACGAAGCGGCCCGCTACTGCGATGAATTGGTGCCTGATGGCCGTGGCGGCTTCCGTTCACGGTTCACTTTCAATGGCGTGCTGACCAGCTCGGATGCTTCTGCTACTGTCCTGGCAGAAATGGCTTCGACTTTCAGGTCGATGATCTTCTGGGCTGGTGGTCAAATTCAAGTTGCCCAGGATAGACCCAAAGATCCTGAAATTCTCGTCACACCTCAGAATGTGATTGACGGGAAATTTGAATATTCGACGACCTCCATCAAGGCACGTCATAATCAGGTGAACGTGGCCTATATCGAACCCGACGAATTCTATGATCGTCGTATCGTTTCCTATGACGATGGTCGTGACCAGATCAAATTCGGCATCAAGAATTTGGATATGGGTATGCCGTACTGCACGGTTCGTGCAGAGGCACTGTCTTTTGCCAAGTGGGTGATCGAGACAGAAAGAGAGGAATCTCGAACCTGTACCTATCGGGCTTCGTTGGATCATATCTTCCGTCAGCAAATGGGCGTCATGCCCGGTATGATCGTCTCGATTGCAGATCCGAAGCAGTCTGGCCGTATCATGTCTGGGCGAATGCAATCGCTGACTGACACGGTCATCAATCTCGACAAGACCATCGAATTCAGCACTGATGAAGAATACCGCATCCAGCTAACGCTTCCCGATCTTACTATTATTGAGAAAGAGATCATCCAGCCTACGGGACCGGCCATGTCCGTGGAGTTGACCGAGGCATTGGTCGATCTCCCAATCATCAACTCTATCTGGGTCATTATCTCCAGTGCCCTGGTGCCGAAACCCTATCGGGTTGTTTCGGTTCAAGAGGTCGCGCCGGCCGTTGTCCAATATTCTCTTGTGCAATTCGATCCAACCAAATTTGAGCGTGTCGAACTAGGCACTGATCCGACTCCGGACCCGTACACGAGCTACGATACTGGTGTTCTTCCAGCCCCGACTTTGATGACTGTTCAGGAATATATGTTCACAGATGAGGGCAGCGTGACTGCCCTCTCTGGTGCGTATATCTCCTGGAGGCCGCCTCTGGACGGGCGCATCTCCACCTACGAATTTGAGTATAAGAATCCGAATACTCTCGATTGGACTCCGGACAAGAAGTATCAGGGGACGCCGGCTCAGCTGAAAAATACGCTGCCTGGAGTCTGGCAGTTCCGTGTCCGTTCCACGTCCTACATTTCCGGAAAGTCCGAGTGGCTCTACGGAACCTTCAATCTGCTGGGTATCTATCAGCCGCCGCCTGACGTACAGAACTTCAAACTGACTTCTGTTGGGGACCTGGGCACTTTCACCTGGGATCGTCTCCTTACGCCTCATATTCAACGCTATCGTATTCGTTATTCCCAGGACACTGAGACCGCCATCTGGGAGTCGGCGATCGATATCGTGCCGACCGTGCCCAAGGAACTGGAGACTGCCCAGACGTCGCCCAGGGTGGGCACGTATATGATCAAGGCCGTTACAGAAGTTGGCATCGAGTCAGTTCATGAAGCTCGTATTGTTCTTATCGGTGACAACTCTGTCAATTTGAATTTCGTTGAAGAGATCCAGGAAGATCCTGGTTTCGACGGCGTCATGAACAACATGGAGTATGATCCTCTATTCGATGGCATTCGTCTTTCTCAGAATGTGAATTTCCTTGAGTTCGATAACGTACTCGAGGTAGAAAATGTCATTGCAGATGGAACGGATGTGTTCCGTGAAGGCTCCTACACTTTCAATGATGGAATTGATCTCGGGCAGGTTTACACAAGTCGTGTGACTGCTCGTATCAACGCCGTCATCCAGAATCTTAACGATGATATCTTTGTGATTGAAGATGTCTTCACTGTTGCCGATTTCCTTGCCAGTGGTGCGAGTGACGTTGCACTCACACTGCAGATTCGCACGACAACTGACGATCCTGATCTCAGCCCGACCTGGACTGACTGGGAAGATTTCTATATTGGTGATTACACGTTTAGAGCGGCTCAGTGGCGTCTCCTATTCTTTTCTTATAGTCAAGGCAAGACTCCTGTTGTAACCTTACTCCGTGTTACCGTAGACATGCCTGACCGGTTCCAGGCGGAATACGATATCACGGTGGGGACCGGGGGTCTTTCCATCACCTATGATCCAGCCTTCTATGTCGTCCCAACTCTTAACGTGACGGCGAAAGATATGCTGACGGGTGACAAGGTCGTGATCACAAACGAGACCCGTTTTGGGTACGACATCATCTTCCGCAATAGCGGAGGAACTGCTGTCACTCGGACTATGAATTACGCTGCTCAGGGCTGGGGCTACGAGAGATAGGGGATGTAGATGGCTTCTTCACCGAATCCCCAATTTCCGACTACTGGTATCCTTGCTGGTACCACGATGGTCATGAGCCTTAACGGGTTCTTGATCGATCTCCGCCAGTGCAACCGAAATTCTTCAGCCCCTCAGTCACCCACGAAGGGCACGCTTTGGCTTCAGGATGATGCTGATACCACACTTGATCTTTGGATGTACACCGGAGTCACTTGGGCTCTGATTGGTACTCTCGATACGGCCGGAGTCACATTTACCACTGTCGCCAACGCTCCGTCTGCTGAGTCTATTCTCGCGACTCACATCAACACGGCTGGCGCCAGCGCCATCCTGACGAAGCTGGGAGGTCTTCCGCTTGCCGGCGGAACGATGTCCGGAGACCTCCGTGTTCCGCATATCGGTATCGGCATTGCCGCCGGCACAGAGCCGCTCAAGTTCAGCACAACACTCGAGCAGAAGCTCGCATTCGGCACCAATTTCGGCATCGGTATCACTTCCGATGAAATGGTGCTGGATGTCCCTACCGGATACAAGTTCACTTTCAAGGTCAATGGATACTCTGGCACAACCGCTTTCACCTTCACAGCGACAGCCGCGACATTCTCTGGGTCTGTTGCTGCTACCTCGTTCTCTGGGGACGGCTCTGCGCTCACAGGCGTAGTCGCAGCCTCCTATCCTCTTTCCGGTCTCTCGACGGTCGCTCCCGCTTTGGGCGATTTCCTTCCGTTTGTTGACATCAGCAATTCCAACGCCAATGCGAAGGCGACTTATCAGACTTTCCTTGACCTGATGCCGCTGGGTCGTCTGGGCCTTGGCGTCAACGCCGATATCACGAGCACCAATCTCGATAGTCTCGACTATAGCGGAATGTACTACGGCGCGACTCTGACCAACGCGCCGAATAGTGGTTCTGGTTCTTTCATCATTATCAACCAGAAAATTGACGCCAATAATCGAACTCAGATTGCGATCTCCATTGCCTCTCGTCTGATGTATGTTCGCTCCCAGACCGGCGGAAGCTGGCTCTCGTGGAGAATGTCCAGCAATCTTGCTGATGCTGCCGAGGCCGGTATTTCTGTCACGAGTACCGATCTTGATAACATTACGACATCAGGTTTCTTCCAGGGCACATCGCTAACGAACTCTCCGGATGGTACAACCGGACAATTCGTTATCTGGTATATTCGAGTGAATTCGACGAATGGTAGCATGTTCGCTATCAAGACGACGAATCCCTCGATGATGTATTTCCGTTCCAAGGTCTCTTCGACCTGGACTTCGTGGCTTCGTGGTGCCACCATTTCAGCAGATGGCTCTGGCATTGATGTCAGCAGCACCGATCTCAATAGCATCGTCGTCACAGGTCAGTATCGTGGTACGACTCTGACGAATTCGCCTGATGGCACAACGGGACTCTTTACCGTCCAGCACATTTTCGTCGACAGCAATTCTTCTTCTCAATATGCAATCAAGACGACCGACGCAACACGCTGGACTCGTACGAAGACCGGCGGCACTTGGGGTTCGTGGACTCGTATCGCCACCTACGATGCAGACATCGAGTCCATCGCTGGGCTGACTTTTGCCTCTGGCGAAGTTCCATATTCCACAGGATCGAACACCTTCTCGAAAGCCTCGTCGACTTCGTTCGGTCGAGGCGCTTGGAACCTTGCCGATGGTTCCGCTTTCCGGACCTATATCGGAGCCGTCATTGGCACCGACGTACTCGCCTATGATGCCGATCTCCAGGCAATCGGCGGGGTCACCTATGCGGCCGGCGACGTTCCATACGCGACGGGTCCGGGAGCCTTTACCAAGTTCAGCACGACCTCTGCTGGCCGTACTCTTGCAGCATTGGCGATCACAACTGGCGCAGACCGTATCGTCTTCTGGGATGATAGTGCCGGTGTCTTCAAAGATCTGAACATTGGTTCCGGTCTGTCGATCACAGGCGGCGATACGCTGACTGTCGCCGGTGCCGGTACCGGCGATGTCGTCGGTCCCACTGGCGCCACAGACGGAAACATCGCTGTCTTTGATGGCGTGACAGGCAAGCTCCTCAAAGATTTCTCCATTCCCAGCGCGGGACTGAAGGATCTCGCAACTCTACTGACCGCCGGCACAGGAGGTGTCCTTGCCGTCTCCGCCGCGAACGATGCAGTCATTCGTACTCTGGCAGCCTCCGCTGGCCTGACCTGGTCCAATGCGACCGGCGCCAGCGGCAACCCTTCGGTCGCGCTGGACTGGGCTGGACTTTCGGCCCTCACGACAGGCAACATCGCTGTTGGCGATCTGGTTGCCCTCAACGATGTCTCCGCCTCTGGGCACGTCAAGGTCACGGTCCAGGTCTTCTACGACGCTGTCAACGTACTGACGAACAAAGCCTCCCCGATTGGTGCGGACTCTTTCCTCATTTGGGACTCTGTTGCCAGCGCGGCGAAGAAAGCGCCGATTTCCGGTATTCCTGTTGCGACATCTCAGCTCAGCGGAACTCTAGCGGCTGGGCAATTCCCTGCTATGACTGGTGATGTCACCAGTGTTGCCGGTGCGCTCGCGACCACTATCGCTGCGGATGCCGTCGGCAATACCAAGCTCGCCAATATGGCGACGATGACTATCAAGGGAAACAACACAGGTGGCACAGCGGATCCCGCCGACCTGACAGCTTCCCAGGTTCGTACCGTCTTGGCGATGGGTGATGCCTACGCTCTCAACAAGGCGTCGACTTCGGACCTTCTTTCTGGTACCGCCAACGTCATGTCCATGGACAATGTGGAGTCGGCTCTTGCCTACTCTACGTTGACCGATGCGGCCACCGTCACTCCGAACCTTAACAGCGCCCGTCGTTTCACCTGGACCATCGGCGGCCACCGTACTCTTGCGAACCCGAGCAATCAGCGTGCTGGGCAGAACGTGCTCATCGTGATCACTCAGGATGGCACTGGTGGACGAACGCTGGCTTACGGTTCGGCTTGGAAGTTCCCCGGAGGTGCACCGACCCTCAGCACAGCAATCGGTGCGGTTGACGTCATCGTTGGTGAGGTCCAGGCCAACGGCACGATCCGTGCCTTCCTGCACAAGGCTTTCGCGTGAGCTTCGTATCTAAATCCCGCCTTATTCTTCCAGACCTCCTGGGCTTTGAGGTTCGCCCAGACACGCGCCGTGTGAACTGGCCGCTCCTGAAGGCTCGTCTGCTTTCTGGCGAACTCGAATGTTACGATCCGACACTGGATCTCGAGAATGTCGTTGCGATGCTGGGCTTCGGCGGTCTTCCACTCTTTCTGGGTGGAAAGACAGTCGTCCCAGGATCTCAGTCTTTCACATCGAGCGGATCCCACACAGTCCAGCCCTACGGAACTTATGTCCGTGAAGTATGGGGTGGAGGAGCCGGTGGCGGAGCGACCGGCGGTAGTGGATCAACGAATGCCAGCAACGGAAACGCCTCTTCGATAGCCGCCTCTGATGTGACCATGACTGCCAACGGCGGAAGTCGTGGTGCCCGTGGTATCAGCGGCGGTGACGGTGCCGGTGGGGCTGGCGGATCGGCAACTGGCGGCGATACGAACACAACAGGCGGAGCCGGCACAACCGGAAACTCTACGAACAGCGGAAAGGGCGGTGATGCTCCAGGAGGCGGTGGCGCCGGCGGAGCGGCTGTCAGCGGACTTAGCAATGGTAATGACGGAAGTCCTCCTGGCGGAGGCGGTGGTGGAGCTCATGCTACCATCAGCGGAGGCACTTCTGGCGGCGGAGGCGGTTCAGGGGGCTATTCTAAAAAGACCGTTACGTCTGGCCTTGTCGTGGGCGCCTCTATCACCGTGACCATTGGTGGCAATGCTTCTGGTGATAGCTCAACGACCAGTGCCGGTGACGGACAACGTGGTCAAGCTGATTTCGCATGGAGTTGAGAATGATCATCGCCAAGAAGAACGATCAAGGAACGTATGCAGCTCTGACGCAGGGGGCCACGTTCTATCTGGAAGTGGATATCGAGTACACCATCATCGACAGCACCATCGTCGATCCAGAATTGGTCAGCACTCCAAGAGACGTTGAAGTCCCGGACTTCACCTTGGTCAATGGAGAAATCGTCCGCACGGTTCGTGTCGTGCAGGCAATCGACCAACGTCCAAGGGACGGCAATGTCAAGATGGTCGAGCGCCAGGTCCCAGCGAAGGATGTCATCAACTATCCTTGGGATTCTCTCGTCGCCCGCAGCCCTGAGGAACTTCTCGAACTCGGCCTATATCATGTGGTCGAGATCGCTGTTCCTTCTGGAAAGATTTCCACTGGCTGGGTGATCGACGAAGTGGACGGCGTCCCGACGCAAGTTCACATTCTGCAAGACATTCCTCCGCCGGAACCTGTGCCGGTCCCTGATCTCACTTTCCGTCAGCTTCTCTGGGGTCTCCTGTCCGAAGGGAAGATCACGGAAGAGGAGGCTCTTGCGGCGGCCACGGTCCGAACCGTTCCTGCAGCAATCCAGAAGGCTTTCGACCTGCTGCCGCCCGAGCAGATTCCTCTGGCAAAGATCACGTGGGCCACGATGTCCCGTGCCATTCGTGACGATGCCCTCACGTCTCTTATCGCTATGAACAATGAGATGAACCCGGAAGACACGGACGAGTTCTTCTGGAAGTATTCTCAGATCTGAGAATATAGGGGACCGACATGGCCGCCGCCCAAAAGCTCGCTCTACCGACAGTTGGTCCCCTTTCCGGCACCGCTCTAATCGCGGCTTGCAATGCGATCTTTCGTACCCTTGAGCAAAGCAATCTCGGCAGCATTGCTCCGGAAGAAGCTTTCCTGGGTAAGCTTTGGACCGACAACTCCAACGCCACGCTGATTTCCCTAAAGATTTACGATGGAAATCAGTATGTGGAAATCGGCCAATTCAATACGACCACGCATATGTTCACGGCGACCAACGCCGTGTTCCAGAAGATCAGCACCCTCACGGGCGCTACTCCTGAGCTCACCGATCTGCTCATGTTCGGTGATGTCAGCGATACGAACAATTCCAAGAAGGTGACTATCACAGATCTTTTCGGTCTGATGACTCTTGGTGGTATCGGTGTCGGTATCAATGCAGATGTCAGCAGCACCGATCTCAATAATCTTGACAAGACTGGTTTCTACCGAGGTGCGACTCTGACGAATGCTCCAGCAGCTTCGTCGGCCTCGTTTACCATCCTTCATATGAAGATCGATGGCACCGCGGCGACACAGTATGCGACTCGTCTCAACACCGGCGAATCTTACATCCGAGTCAAATCTTCGAGTGTCTGGGCTGCATGGCGTCGCATCGATTACAGCTTGGCGACTGCTGCTCAGGTTCGTGCCGGTACTGACAATGTCAATCCAGTCTCGTCCAACGCTATCTGGTCTGCGATCGCCTCGGTGGCAGTCAGTTGGACCTCTACGGTCACCCTGGATTTCTCTGCCGGTGAGAATTTCACCATCGGCACTATGACCGGCAATACTATTCTCGGAGCACCTACGAGCCGGAAATCGTTCCAAAAGGGAACGATCGTACTCACCCAGGATACGACTGGTGGACGAACCCTGGGTTTCAACAGTGTCTTCGTATTTCCAAGCGAGATCCCGTTCGTCATTGATACCACTCCGAAGTGTATCAATCTTCTTCATTATGAATGTTTCGATACGAATTACGTCTATATCAGCGGCGTGCGCCGTGTCAAGACCCTACCGTAAGGTGATCTTATGCTTCTCGCTGGAGGCACGTTCGAAGACACCGTGATGATCGATCCTGGTTTCTACAAGACCAGGATGAGTGGCAATGGTGTCGACAATCGAAAGATTGTCGCCCCGTTCGCTCCGGGCATTTTCATGTCCCGTGACAGAGTCAACTCTCTGCACTGGAATTTCTCCTTCGATCTCTATGGAAACACTCAATTTCTAGGCGACAATGCCGGCGGTCCTCAGTCACGCACAGACTGTGTCAAGAGCTTTGACATCGATGGGGTCACAGTCGGGACCTATTCGGAGATTAATCAAAACGGTTCGGCCTATCTCAACTTCCAGTTGAAGAGAAGTCCCATCGTTGGGATCGATGCAGTCAAGTGGACCGGTAACACTTCGATCACTGGAACTTCAGTTCGCACGATCTCCCATGCGTTGGGTGTTCAACCGGACCTAATGGTCCTCTGGTCTGTCACCTTCTATCGAATCGGTACGAATACTTTCATCAACTACGCCCCATTCCTCTGGTTCCGTGAGATCGCCACTGTTGGCTATCCACCCTATTCTGCCGTCCCCTGGGGAAACATGCAATTTACGGACGGTAGTGACAACGTTTACACGGATGATAATCAGCAGATCTTCGACGACGGTATCATGTCGGCTGGCAATATCAGTATTCGTAATGGCAACTTCGCTATCACGAATACTCTACGAGTTTGCTTGGCGGCGAACGTTCAAGATGTCAACCATGTTGCTTTGCTGGCTGCATCAGTAGAAAATATTCAGAAGATCAAGTGCTATACCGGAACTGGAGCTTCTCAGAAGTTTACTCTCAACTTTCAGCCGGACACAATCCTCTTTTTCCGGTTTGATAACAACTCCAAGCACATCTGCATGACCAGAGATAGCACAACGCCGAATCGAGACTACATTCCCCTCAACGATGGCGCCCCTGCGACTAATGGAAGCGACATGCTTTCCTGGGATGCAGATGGCTTCACTTTGACCTCTTCCATGGCGTGGAACGCCTCTGGGGCCAAGTGTGCATTCTGGGCCTGGAAATCGGGATATTAATTCACCCAGGGGTTTGCTAACATCAGGATCGGAGGTGCTGTATGCCCTGGATTGTAGAAAATCCGGACGGTTCGATCACAGAAATTGTTCCGAACCAGATTGTTCGTGTCACGATGCCCCCGGAACCAGCGCAGGTTCAGCCGAAGCGCGGCATTCGTGGTCGTCAAAAGATGACGCCGGCCCAGGAAGGACCTCAGGTCATCCAATGGAATGCGAACGCAATCCTGACTTGGTCCGAAGACGAAAAGAAGAAATTCGGCATTTCTTTCGTCGACGTGATCCCTGTGCCCGCTGGGTTCGTCGAGATCGGCTACGATATCACGAAAGGCGAAGATGGGACCTATTCTCATAAGTGGCGCCTAGTTCCGATTGGCGCAGAGGATCGAAAGAAGCCTCTGCTCGATAAGGCGAAGATTATTCGCGACAGCCTTTCTCGTAATTATGAATATCGCGTCGACGAGTCTGCACAACCCCTTATCGTGCAGACCGACGAGGCTTCTCTTGCGAAGCTGCACTCTCGGGCCGTCAATTTCCTGATCCAGAAGGAAGGTACAACCGACTGGACCATGGCCGACAATCAAGTTTTCACTTTGTCTCGGGTAACTTTCCTGGACATGGTGGCGAAAATCGACGATCATCTGGATAAGGTGCATCGTCGATATCAGTTAGCTCGTAGCAAGATCCAATCGGGGGAAATCATCACTCAGGACGCGGTCCTGAATGAAATGACCAACGACGGGTAGGCTAGAATGATAGAGCAGGTTTTCGGTAAGCTCCTTACTGAAGGGGGGTTAATCGCTGCTCTTGAATTCATTGCCATTCTAGGCTTGATCAAGCTCTATAGCAACGAACGAGCCGAGAAGCTTCAGATCATCGAAAACAACGCGAAAGAGGTTCAGTCACGTCTGGATGTTATCGGGAGACTGACAGACGCTATCTACGATCTCAATGGATCGATCAAAACTCTCCTAGGGAGATCGGAGAGATGAATCTCCTAGCTTTTCTGGGGATAGCATCCCGGGCGAGGCGAGTGGGGGAAAGAATGAAAGTCCAGCATGACAACGATAAGGTGGCGGAAGCTTATCGTCGGCTGGACAATTCGCTGATGGCACTTCGCGAGACAATCAGCGAGGTGAAGTCGCTTACCGATCAAAGGGAAGTACGAGATCGCGGGGAACGAAAAGATGGAAATTGACATCAGACCGTGGCTGTTTCCACTGTATCCTTACGTCCTGGCTCCTACGATGGGAGTGTCGATAGTCTACTTTATCTGGATCTGGAAAACCCAACTGGATCCCCAGATGAGGATGCTGGTCTTCGGCATCTTCCTTCTGAGTACCGGTCTCTTTCTTGAGAACACCTATGGTTTCTATTTCCGTCTGATTGGTGTCAGGGCAGATGGCCTCACCAATTTGCTGATGCTTATGTTCATCAAGTTCCTGATCGCATCAGGCTCGTACCTACATCTTCACGTATTCTTGTCTATTAGATTCAGGAGATTTTTCTCCAGAGGGAGATGGTTGGCCCTTGGCGGACTGGGTCTACTGATGTATCCTGTGATGGTGATTTTCTTCTACCTGTATCTTTGAGTTCAAGAGACTTGCTGGGCTAAGAATCTGTGGCACACTGATCTAAATCCTGAGAGGTCTCTATGATCATCACGGCTGAACTCCTTCGCACCATCGGTCCTGTCAAGAAGAAAGGAAGCGCGAAGGAATCCCTGATGGTCGCCCTTGCAGAGGCGATGAACAAATATTTTCCGATATACGGAATTACGACGCGACTTCGTATCTGTCATTTTCTGGCACAGTGCTGCCAGGAGACGGATCAGTGGAATACTCTCGAGGAATATGGCGGTCCCAGCTACTGGGCGAAGTATGAGGACCGCGAAAGTCTCGGGAACAACCAGAAGGGTGACGGAGTCAAGTTCCATGGTCGTGGTCCAATCCAGATCACGGGTCGGTGGAACTATACGGACTTCAAGCGTCTGACCGGCATCGATGTCCTCAGCAATCCAGACATTCTCCTCGATCCGGATCAGGGCACACGAGCTGCGTGCGCCTTCTGGGTATCGAAGAATATCAATGTCTATGCTGACAAGGATGACGTGGCCCAGGTCACGAAACTCGTCAACGGCGGTAAGACCGGCCTCAAGGAGCGGATGGAGTTCCTGGAGCGGGCGAAGAAGTTTATCACCGAAGGACTCACTGTCACGAAAGCTGATCCTTCCTTCCCGCTCCCTGGGCGAAAGCCGACCTCGTCGGTGCCGCCTGACGCTCCGATGACTCCTTCCCAGCCGCCTATCCGTTCAACCCCGGCTCCTACGACGACAGCCCAGCCGGTCGCTCCGAAGAAGGGTCCGCCGGTGATTGTCATTGCAATCATCGTCGCGATCATTGTGGCCGTCGTCGCCTTTTTCGCTCTGAGGTGATCGTGGAAAATCTCGGAAAGTATAACAAGTTCTGGGCCTCGTGTGGACAGACTGTCGGCGCCCTCATCGCGGTCTTCGGGTCTCGAATCGGCCTGACAGAAGGTGAGTCCGCACAGATCGGCCTCTCTTTGGTCACCATCTTCAACGCACTGGTCTACACGCTCCGTAATCGGAAGTCCGGTACGGATCTGGCTCCAGATCCGAGTATCGGGAAGCAACAATGATCGGCACTCTCCTCGGACTCATTCCGTGGCAGGGCTGGGCGATCGGCGCGGCTGCCGTCGCTGGCGCCATCATCTATTGGCGCTGGAAGCGCAGCATTCAACGTCAGGCCCAGCAGGATCAGTACATCAAAAGCATGGAAGCAGACAGGAAGGTGAGTGATGCTGTCACGGAAGCTGGCCGCAAGGCTCCCACTTCTCGCAGTGATGTTGCTGGTCGGCTGCGAGACGGTAAGTTCTAGACCGACTCTCACAGTCTGCCTTCCGGTCCAGGAGTACTCTGCAGAGTTCCAGGCACAAGCTGCCGATGAGCTCATGGCGCTTCCTCCTGAATCTCATCTCGCCCAGATGATCACGGACTATGGTCGCATGCGTGACCAAGCCCGTGCATGTCAGGAAGCCGTCAAGGGTCTATAGGAATCTTTCATGGCTTCTGAAGCAGATTTCTCAAGGGCATTCATCCGCGGACTCGATGGGGCCTTCTATTTCCACAGGGTAGAGACCAGACTCGCTGGGCTACCCGACATTTCGTATCTTTCACGACTGACCGGCCAAGGAGGGTGGATTGAGAGCAAGTTCGCTCCGACGAGACCTCTCCATGGGATCATCACTGTCCCCATGCGAATTGAGCAATGTCTGTTTCTTCGTAAGTGGGCCTCCATCAACGACAATGCAAAGGCTTTCGTATTCTTTTCCTCCATGGATAAAGAGTTCTATTTCTTCCGAGCCAAGGCAGAGGTTGAGTGGACCACAGCGATTCGTCAGCCACTGACTGCTGAGAATCTGGCCTATCTCTCCCCGCTGGTCTGCAAAGGCTCCATTGACTACAAGGCTCTTATGGACTTCATAGGGCATTAACAGAGTAGCCAAAAACGTGCCAGTACGTGCGCGGGCGCGCGGCTTAAAGCGGTACAGCCCTAAGCGGTAACAGGCTCACAGGCACACCCATGCAAGGCCAAGCGCCATTCCAGCCCTATGCAGCGGGCCGCCCGCTTACAGCAGAATTTAATGGAAAGTACCTGATAATCTCTGGTAAGATATTCGCCAAATTCATGGACGTTGGGAACTCAGCCCCTGGAAAGAAGAAGTGGGTCGGCAGTTCTCTCTGGCTCCAGCCCAAGGGTCAGGTTATTCGACATTTCATAAACAATCTTCCGACGCAGATCAATTGGGAAGAGTCCACTCATCAATTTCTAGAAGGACTCGGTAATGCCGACAATGCAGCCGAAGTCATTACATCTCGGAAGCATCTAACCACCGAACAATTGATAGCCGAATGTGGCGGCATCAATTACGAATTCGGCACAAAGCCATTCGATCATCAGCTTCGCGCCTTCATGCTGTCTCGTGATGTGAAAGCCTTTGGGCTGTTCATGGAAATGGGCACGGGCAAGACGAAAGTCCTGATCGACACTGCCATCTATCTATTTCTGCAAGTCAAAATCACACAAGTTCTTATCGTGGCGCCGAAAGGTGTTCATCGTCAATGGCTGGAGGAACAGTTTCCGGTCCATGCCCCGAAAGGGATCAAGTGGATCAGTGTTCTTTATTCTGCCTCCAAGGCCGAGGATGTTGAGGAGAAGATCAACCGCCTACCAATGGGTTATCTGAAGATCCTGGCGATGAACGTCGATGCGTTCTCGACAGACAAGGGTCGTGCTCTCGCGATGCGCTTCTGCGAAATGGGTGAGACTCTTATGATCGTAGACGAATCTTCTCGTATCAAACATATGAGTTCAAAACGTACCGACGGCATTATCATGGTCGGGAAACTCTGCACGTATCGCAGGATTGCGACTGGCACACCGATCACCCAGGGTCCAATGGATATTCAGTCTCAGTTCAATTTCTTGGACGAGAATATCCTGGGCATGCCGTACATGACGGACTTCAGGAATTACTACTGCGTCATGGGAGGCTGGGAAAACAAACAAGTCAAATCGTACAAGAATATGGAGGAGTTGCAACAGAAGATCGACGCCTACAGCTATCGCGTACTGAAGGTGGACTGTCTGGATCTACCAGAACGTATGGCGATGAATCGCATCGTCGAATTCCATCCTGATCAGTTCAAGATCTATCAAGATCTCAAGAAGAATTTCATCACAGAGACCCAGGACGGCCACATTATTTCCGGCGCGCTTGCGATCACGCGCATCATGCGACTGCATCAGATACTCTGCGGTCACGCCACGACCGAAGAGAAAGAACACATTGACATTCCGACCAATCGGGCTGCCGAAACGGTGGCGACACTGGAGGAAATCGGAGACGCTTCAAAGACTATCATCTGGGCCAAGTTCCGCCCAGACGTGACGTTGCTCGGCGGAGAGATGAAAAAGGCGGATATGCCTTACTTGATCTATGCTGGGAACGATAGTCAGCGCGCTGCCGCCCTTCAGCAATTCAAAGATTCCAAGACACATAACCGGATCATCATGAATCCGGCCACAGGTGGTATCGGTCTAAACATCAACGAGGCGGAATTCAAGATCTGGTACAGCTACGATATGAACTTGGAAATCTATCTCCAGGCGATGGATCGAAATCATCGCGCTGGGCAGACAAAGAGAGTCACCGACATCTATATGAAGACTGAACATTCCATTGATGATTTCATCGTCAATAATCTGCAAGGTAAGATTGACGTCGCTACGATGCTTGTAGACCTCAGAGAAATTCTCGCCACCGCTTAGGTGTGCTAAGATATATGTCCAATCTAGGAGGCACCCGTGGCGGACACCACAGAAGAAGCATTCTTCGACGATCTCGAGGCCGATGCCGAGGCTTTGAAAAGTCTTGAAGGGAAGGACGGCCAGCTTCTTTCCCTCACCAAACTCGCCAATCAGCTGAAACTGGTTCGCGGCGAAATGGCTCGTCTCGAAACCGAGATGGCCCAGCAGAAGAAGATCCAAGATCAGCTGGAGCAGTTCGACATCCCAGGGATCCTCACAGTCCTGGGTCTGAAGAAGTTGACTCTGACGACCGGCGAGACTCTTCAGGCCAAGGAGGATTTCCGTCCCAGCATTCCGAAGGAGACGGAGTCCAAGACATTCGAGTGGCTTCGGGAGAAAGGTCACGGCTCGATCATCAAATTCGAGATCAAAGTCGCGACAGGCATGGGCGAAGAGGCTATCGCCCAGAAGGCTCTGGAGGTTTTGAAGGAGGCCGGCATTCCCGCCGCGTCCAAGGAGCACATTCACTTCCAGACTCTGGCAGCGCTCGTGCGGGAGATGGTCGCCAACGGCGAGGTGATCGACCCTGCCATGATCAAACCGAACCCGTTCTGGAAGATCACTTTGAAGTGATGCTGAGCAGTCGCGGCTTGTAGCTGAACCATCGGCATGCTTTAATTGGGAATAACAAAGAGGGTACCATGGCGAAAGAATCCAGTGTGAAAACGGAAGAGAAGCCCGTCGAGACGGTGGTCGCAGAGCCGGTGACCGAAGGACCGAAGGTCGAAATGACCGAGGGTCTTTCCGCCGGCGGTGCAGTCACAGTCGTCGACAATGCTCCGTCCGGACTGACGGTCGCTCCCGCCCAGGAGCGGAGCGAGTTCTCGGAGTTCGAAGAAGACTCCGGCATGGGTCGGGAGAACGTGTCCACCGAGGACATGGCAATCCCGTTCATTTCGATCCTGCAGAAAATGTCTCCGCAGGTCGACAAGACGGTTCCCGAATTCATCAAGGGTGCCGAGCCGGGCGACTTCTTCAACAACGTGACGATGCGGGTCTGGAAGCAGGAGAACGGCCTGATCGTCCTTCCTGTCGTCTATTCGCGGCGCTATACCGAGTGGCGCAAGCGCGACGACAAGGGTGGGGGTCTGGTCAAGGACTGGAAGCAGGACGACTCGGCCCTCAAGAACACCAAGAGGGACGAGAAGGGCAAGGACATCACGCCCGCCGGGACGGTCATCGTCACGTCGGCGGTGTTCTATTCCTTCCTGCTCGATCCGGCCGACTGGTCCTACGAGCGGTGCGTGCTGTCGATGTCTTCGACACAGTTCCGCAAGGGGAAGAACTGGAACACGACGATCGGCAATCGCATGATCGTCAATCCCATCACCGGCAAGCGTTTCACGCCGGCCATGTTCTTCTCGGCCTATCGACTCGATTCCCTGCCGGAGTCCAACGATCAGGGTTCGTGGTACGGCTGGGGAATCAAGTTCTTCGGCGACGTCAAGCGTTTCACGAACACGCCGGAGAGCACCTTCATCATCCCGGGCGGCGAGGACCTCTACCAGGAGGCCAAGAAGTTCGCGAAGGCCATCCAGGACGACCTGATCACCGTCCAGCATCCGTCGGACGAGGCCCAGGCATCCGAGACCGGCGCATCTGGGCCGATCAAGGACGGGGACGTGCCGTTCTAACGGCCTGACCCGAAATCGGTTCAGCCTAGCAAGACTACCATTGTAAAGTCGGATCAGTCTTGCTAGGTTGTCACTATTGCAACACGTGAAAGAGAGTTCACACATGAGCGACGTCAACGAGGCGGCAACGACCGCAGAGAACCCGGAAACGGCGACGACCGAGGAGGCCGCGGAGGCCTCGACGACCGCGCCGGCGAGCACGGAAGGTGCGGCGGCTCCGGCCACCGAGAGCGGTGAGAAGAATATCGGCAATCGCGTGCGTCACGAGCTCGCCGACAAGATCTTCTTCGCCGGCAAGACCCCCGCGACCGAGGGCACGACCTACGGCATCATGCAGGCGATCCTGCTGGGCCATCCGGACGGCCTGACCGCCAAGCAGTTCACCGAGGCGACGATCGAGAAGAGCGGCGATCTCTTCAAGAAGTCGACCGCGTTCGAGGCGAACAAAGAGCGCCATGTCCGCGGCTATCTGGTCGGTGGCATCAAGCGCGGCTTCTTCACGACCACGGTCGATGAGGCCGCGGCCGATCTGCTCCAGAAGAAGCGTGCCTCGGCCGGTGGCGAGAAGGCCCCGAAGGCCGGCAAGGAACCGGCGAAGCCCCGCACCTCGAAGGGTGTCATCGAGATCCTCGAGGCGATCAAGGGCCAGACCGCCGAGGACGGCCGCGCGCTCGTCGTCAAGGTCGCCGAGTCGATGAAGAAGACCCTGAAGAACCTCTCGAAGGGCATCGCGTCGTGCGTCGAGCAGGGCCTGATCACCGAGCACAAGAGCGAGAGCGGCGAGCTGATCGCTCTGGCACTGACCGACAAGGGTCGTGAGACCCTGACGCCGGCACCGGCGCCGACCACGACCGAAGGCGCGGCGGCTCCGACCGAAGGCGAGACGCCGGAAGGTGAAGCGACTCCGTCGACCGAGGGCTCCAGCACCGCCGGATCTCTCGACACCCCGTTCTGATTTCGCCACCAGGACGACAGAAGCGGCCGCATTCTTCGGGATGCGGCCGTTTTCGTATGGAGATATAGATGTCTGAGATCCATTTTGATCCGAAGAGACTCGACACTTTCTTCTATTATCTCCACGAAAGGGAACGTATTCGACTCGCAAGGGTCGCCGGAAAGCCCTCCCCCTGGACGAATGACACCATTCTACGCACTTTCAAGTTCACGAATGTCCTGCGTATTCACGATCGCACGACACAGTGGCTCCTGAAGAATTGGTACGAGCCCAATTTCGATCAACCCAATCGCATCCAGTTCATCAACTGCGCCATCGCCCGCTATTTCGGGACCGTGGAATTCTGTCAGGCTCTGGGTTATCAGCGAGAGTGGAATCCCCAGCACATCATGGATGTCGCTGAGGACAGGAACAACCGCGGCCTCAAGAGTTTCACCAGCGCATATCTCATCACGAACGGCGGTATCGCCGACAAGAAGTGGATCGTCGTTGTCAAGCATTATCTTAGAACCCTTTGGGAACATCTACCTGGTCTGATCGACATCGCCACACGGACCCAGAAATGGCAAGCCGTCGGTGAGATGATGTACAACTTTCCCGGTTTCGGCGGCACGGGCTTCATGACGAAGGAAGTGCTGCAAGATGTCATGTTGACGCCAATTCTTCGGAATTGCACGGATCGGTTCGAATGGACTCCTGTTGGGCCTGGAGCTCGTAGGGGCATCAATCTTCTATTGGGCGGCGAGGCGTCCAAGAAGATGAACGAGAAATTCGGTCTGGCCTGCATCAAGGCGTTACACGATATCTGTGTTAAGCGAATGGAATCCTGGATGCCAAGTCCGATAAACGAGTTTGATCTGCACTGCGTCCAGTTCGCCCTTTGCGAGATCGCCAAGTACATCAAGGCCCAGGGTGGCGAACGCCTCAAGAATAGATTCGTACCCTCCACAAGACCTCTCTAAGATTGTCCTTGGCGGGTACCGGCGCTAAACTGTAACCATCCAACAGAGAGGGTTCCATGAAGATTTTCATCGCGAGTCGTGGCCGGACCTCGACTCAGATCACGTGGGATTTCATGGGTCCCAGAACTCGTGCGATAACCCAGATCATCTGTCCGCCCGACGAGGTTGAAGTTCATCGGGCGCTGGGTCGGAATGCGGTGGCTCGTCCGGTCAATGGTCTTTCCAAGGTCATCCAGCATATCTGGGACACCTGCGAGGATCGCCATGTCATCGTGTGCGATGACGATCTGAAGTTCGCCCATTGGGCAGATCCGAAGAGCAGCCGTCTGGCTCCCTGCAAGCCTGAGGATGTCGACAACTGTTTCGACATCCTGCAGGATCTCCTGGGACAAGGCTTTCCTCTGGTCGGCATTTCCCAGAGGACTTTCAACGACAACAATTTCCCTCTTCGTTTCAAGGACTGCACTCGTCAGATGCAGGTCCACGGATACGATCTCGATTTCATGCGGAAGCACGGCATTCGTGCCGATGCGGTCAAGATCCGTCAGGATATGTATATCACTCTCTCCGTGCTTCAGGCCGGACGGTACAACCGGATCATCACGAACTACTGCATCGACCAGAAGAACGGTTCGAACGCGGTTGGCGGCGTTTCCCTCTACCGCACCCACGAGGTAATGGAGAAGAACGCGAAGCAACTCGAGAAGATGTTCCCAGGTATTGTCCACGCCGTCCAGAAGCAGTCGAACAACTGGCGAGATGCGAACGGCGTCAAGGGTGGTCTTCGCTGGGACGTCGATGTCGAATGGAAGGCCGCCTATAGCGGAACCCAAGCTCCGGAGTATTGAGGATGTACAATTTCGTCGGCCGAAATGTCGGAGAGATCTCCACGCAGGTCCTCCGACATCTGATGAAGTACGGACAACGGGAGGAGAGCCGGAATGGGCCGGTTCTCGTCTACCCAGAGCCGGTCATGACGGAACTTCAGTTTCCGTACAATTTCCTCTACGACGACCGACATCGGGAAGCCAATCCATTCTTCCACATCATCGAGTTCTTCCACATGATTTGTGGCCGCGATGATCTGGACAGCTTGGCATTTTTCAATTCAGGCATGCGTCAGTATTCCGACGATGGCAAGACCATCATGGGATCGGCGTATGGGCGTCGGTGGAGGAGCTATTTCGGACAGGACCAGATCCTGTACGCCGTGAAGGAATTCAGCAAGAACCCGGACAGCCGGCGTGTGGTCATTTCCCATTGGGATAGTGGTGAGGATCTCGGTCGCAATTCCAAGGATATTCCGTGCAACACGGAGATCCTTCTTCGCTGTCTTCCCATGAAAGACGGATCTCGGCGTTTCAACATCACTGTTATCAATCGCTCGAATGACCTGGTCTACGGTACATTCGGCGCGAACGTGGTTCACTTCAGTCTGTTCCATCACTATGTGGCGGCTCTGCTCAATATGATGCCAGGATCGTACTGGCAGTTCTCGAACAACAGCCATCTCTATTTGGAGAATGAACGCTCCAAGGACGTGATGGATCACATCGGTCAAGGTGGGGGTCTGCAGACCGCGTATCACGTGGAGGCTACCGAAGGCTTCACGTATTTCGATGAACTGCTGATGGGTATGGATCTCGATCAGCGGCTCAATTTCGATGGGTATTTGACCGTGCTTTGCAACGATCTCTTCGATTGCGTCGCAGGCGATTATCGTCTTCCGGATGAATTCACCGAGCCGCCGGCTGTCTCGAAGGTCGCGACGGACCTGTTGGTTCCCCTGATCCGCTCCTATCGCTACTACAAGAATAAGAGACCGGAAGCGGCGCTGGATCAAGCCAGTCAGATCGCAGTTCCAATCTTTCGGGAAGTCTGCGTCAACTGGCTGAAGCGGAGGGCAGCGAAGTGAGCGATTCCCAGAAACTCCCGAAATGGGAACATGAAGGCGTCAACACCGACGTCTACAATTACCTTGCGATCAAAACCAAGCTCGGTAGAAGGCAAGTCAAGTCGGCCTGCCTTGCGATCGCCTATAACCTGGTCCCAGCACCGGATGATCAGGTTACTGCCGCCATCGTGAAGACGGTTCGCAAAGAACTCGAGGCGCTCGGCTGGGTGCCGAATATGTCCATCCAGGAACGCTGGGAATCTGGATGGACGGCTCGTCTTCATGCTTTCCCGACAATCGCTGTTCAGACCACTGGTCAGCACACCTGGGGAATTCTCTTGTTGCTTCAGGAGATTTTCCCAAGCAAGGCCAGTGCGGAATTGATGCGGCACATCATCTATCATGATTCGCCGGAATACGCTCTGGGTGATATGCCCAGGACGGCGAAGAGTTATTCTCCGGAACTCTACGCCCTCTACAATGAGGTCAGCGACACTATTCAGTGGCGCCAGATGGGTCCAAGTGACCTCACTGACGTTGAGAAAGCGATTTTCTCGTATCTCGACGCGTTCGAGTTCCTCGTCTTCTGCAACCGAGAAGCGAGGATGGGCAACACCATCATGGGGACAAAATACCACCAAGTATGCGACGCTCTGCCGGTATATGCTGGCTTGTTGCTGCAAGGCAACATGATAACCCAGAAGGAGAAAGAGCGCATGCTCTACGTCGCTCAGGCTTTCTCCCTCTATGATAGACACCCATTGGAGGCTGTTCATGTCGGTCAGTAACGAAGAGGCGACAAAGGCTGGGATGGCGGTCGTCGCCCAGCTCGAGATCAAGGACCGGGACTACGGTTCGTCCTGGCGGAAGTACGAGGGCCTGAGCGCGTTCTTCAACCTTTCCCGCAAGTGGGATCGGATGGAGACGCAGGCCAAGAGCCGCGGCAACGACATCATCGTCATGGCGAACGATGCTCGGCGCGATGGTTGCCGCGACGATCTCACGGATTTCGTGGGCTACGGTCTTCTGACCCACAACTTCCTGAGCGGCGACCGCAAGGTTTCTCGGTTCGACCTCATGCCGGCGGATATCGAGAAGATCCTCTCGGTCGAACTGGACGATGACTGGGACGAGTTCGGCGGCACCGGCATCTGGATCAACATGATCAAGGCGTGGCGCCGCCTGATCAAGATGCTGAAAGAGCGCAAGATGGACCTCTGGGAAACCCTGGAGGGTGAGCCGGATGCGCAGTACGACTTCGAATATCTGATGTCGGTCTCGATGCGTGTGCTCGCGATGACCGAGTCGACCAAGTCGATGCCGATCGTCGAGGCGCCGTCCCAGCCGCGCGGCCGGAAGCCCAAGGACACGGCCGGCGAAGGTGAGGAAGGTCCTCGGCGCAACTTCGGCTGGAAGACCACCGACGCCGGCAAGCGCGCCCTGCTCCGCGGATACATCTACCTGCGAGGCATTGCGAGCGAAGAACAGCTTGTCGCCAACTTTCTCGGGACGTATACTACGGCCCAAGCGATGGCGGCATTCATCCGCAATGCGGTGCCGGAGGTGTTCACGGAATATCAGGCGACCATGGGCAAGCCCGTCGAGGATGAGGTCCTCTTCGAGCGGTTCCGCAAGATGTGGTCGCAGGGTTCCCGTACGACCGAGCACCCGTGGAAGAATCACGCGCTCAAGGAGCATCTGCTGAAAGACACGTCTTTCTCGGACCACGAGCGCACGCTGTTCCAGGACGAGGTCGACAACCCGATGGCCGGGGTAGTCGGCAAGTAACTTCCTCTTTTCCGTGATGGGACCATGGACATTCAACTTCCAGATCGCCTCCATGGTCCCTTCATCACACTCGATACAGAGACAAAAGATACAGATCTAAAGAATACCGGACCTGCCTGGGCTTTCCCAGGACGTGGTCATGTCGTGGGCTATTCCGTTCACGCCGATAACTTCCACGAGTATCTCCCGGTTCGTCACGAAGGTGGCGGGAACATGGACCCAGCCCGTGTGGAGGGCTGGCTCAAGAGCGTGCTGGGTGACGAAAGTCAGTCAAAGGTTTTTGCCAATTCTGTATATGATTTCGGTTGGCTGAAATATCACGGTATTCCGGTCAGGGGCCGACTACACGACGTTCAGTTCCAAGCTCCACTCCTGGACGAACACAGATTTGTCTACTCTCTGGACTCTCTCGCGAAAGACTATGTCGGTATCGACATGGGCAAGGCGTATGATGAGCTCCATGAAGCCGCGAGAAAACGTGGAATCAAGCCCAAGGATACAGTAGCCAATCTCTGGCGATTTCATGCCAGTGAAGTGACCACATATGCGAAACAAGATACGAAATCAACTCGAGACACTTTCGATGTTCTTACACCACTGATCACAGCGGATGAACTTGATAATGTATACGAACTTGAATGTGACCTGATACCTCTTCTCGTAGAGATGCGAATTAGGGGTGTGCCGGTCAATATATCGAAGACAGAGCAACTTCAGCAATCCTATCTCAAACGAGAGCAAGAGGTGATTGATGAAGTAAAGAGGCAGACCGGCGTTACGATATCCCTTACTGAAACACAGTCCATTGCCTCTGCCCTTGAGACTTTCGGTGTCGTATTTGAACTGACACCGAAGAGTGGTAAGAAGAAAGTAACAGATGAAATTCTTAAGTCACTTTCTAAAACTATTCCCCTGGCGGGTTTGATCAATAGGGGCAAGAAGCTCAATAAGTCACGTTCAACATTCCTTGAGAATGGTATTCTAGAGCACCAACACAACGGGCGAATTCACACGACTCTCAATTCACTGAAGGCTGATAAGGAAACTGGTGGAAGCAAGGGCACCATCACCGGCCGTTTCTCCAGTCAGACGCCCAACCTTCAACAGATCCCTGCACGTGACGAAGAAATTGGCCCGGACGTCCGCGGATGTTACGAGGCTGAACCAGGTTGTGTCTGGGGAACGCACGACTATTCCCAGCAGGAGCCTCGTGGCATCGTAACGATGGCCTACGAGACCTATCTGAAGATGCCGGGCAATTACAAGCTTCGGACAGCAGAATCTCTCGTCAAGCGTTATCAAGAAGACCCCTCGACGGATTTCTATAAATTCGTTGCTGAAATGACTGGCCTACCAAGACCGCAGGCAAAGATCGTCGCCTTGGGTATCGCCTACGGACAGGGCGGCGGAGCTCTCGCAGAAGACCTTGGGCTTCCCTGGGAATGGTCCACCTGGAAACGCAATGGTGAGGAAATCAAATTCCAGAAGGCTGGGCCGGAAGCCAGAGAGATCCTCCGTAAATTTGACCAAGAGGCTCCGTTCGTTCGCGAGCTTGCCGACATCTGCAAGAAGGTCGTCGAGCAGCGCGGATGGATTCGTACCCCTGATGGTCGTCGGTCTCGTTTCCCGATCTTCCCGGGCACGAATCGCAGGGCTCGTACGAATAAGGCTCTGAATGCTTTGATACAGCCCTTTGCCGCTGATGAGAACAAACGTGCTATGCGTATGATGTGGCGCGAGGGAATCGTTCCAGCGCTCACAGTACACGACGAGATTGACCGCATCGACGGCGCACATCCGGAAGATTATCGGCGGTCTGTCGAGATCATGCTCGAAGCCCAGCCGAAAGTCGTACCCTCCAAGGTCGATCTGGAATGCGGCCAGAATTGGGGCTCCATCGTCAAGTACAATCTCAAAACCCATCAATACGAGGCTCCTAAATGAGCACTGTTCTCAAGGTTCTGAAGTGTCACGAGAATGCAAAGATGCCGGAGCACGGTTCGGTCGACTCTGTTGGGTTCGACCTCTTCTGCGTCGAGCCCTTCAATCTGGCGCCGGGTGAGCGTCTCGCCGTTCCGACCGGCCTCAAGTTCGAGATTCCGCCGCACCTGTGGATGAAGGTCGAAGCCCGCAGCGGTCTCGCCGCGAAGCAAGGCATCATCGTCGGCTGCGGCGTCGTCGATCCTGACTATCGTGGTGAGGTCAAGGTCGTCCTCATCAACACCGGCACGAAGAACTTCGCGGCCGCCGCCGGAGACAAGATCGCCCAGGCCGTCTTCCATTCCGTGCATGTTCCGGTGATGCTCGAGGTCTCCAGCATCAACGAGACGGCGCGTGGCGAGGGTGGCTTCGGCTCGAGCGACAAGCCGCCTGTGGATCGCAGCGGCTTCCTGGAGCCCAAGCCAGAGCCGGTTGCAGAGGCCGAAAAGCCGTCGGCGGAGACCCAGGGAGAGCCCTCCAAGTCGTAGGCGCATCCGTGGACGCTTGCAGTGGTCACAAGATGGCATTTGCTACCAAAACGGGGCGCCCGTGCTTAAATGCGCCCGCTGCAAGCGTGCCACGGCGCGGTTTCGTGCCATGCCATAGGGTTTCGGTAGGGCAAAAATGCCGCCCGTACTGGCACGTTTTTGCGGTATCTTCAATGGGCACCCGCTAACCCATTGTAAACATTAGGCTTTTTGGCAGGGGTGACACCTATGAATGTCGTTGCAGTCGATGCGAACTCTATTGCGATCGCATGCTACTCGGCCGGGAAGAATCTGAAGACGACTACCGGCATCTACGCCGGCGGTGTCTTCCAATTCTTCCGCGCTCTGAAGTCGTACATCGACAAGTTCGACGCGAACCGTGTCTATCTTTGCTGGGATACTGATACGAAGAATTCCTGGCGTCACACAGAGTATCCAGAATATAAGGCAGATCGGGATCGCTCGGATCCGACAGGCTTCTGGGCAACTTACAAAGAACAGATTACGATGATCCAGGAGGTGCTTCAGCATCTCCACGTCATCAATATTCGAGCCAACAATACCGAAGCCGATGATCTCGCACTCCGCGTGAAGATCATTCATAAAAACGACTATCTCACTCTCGTATCCAATGACGACGACTGGGCACAGCTCGTCGGGCCGAACACTCAGGTCTATCGACCCAGGGCGAAGAAGGATTCTGAGAAGCTTCTCCATCGCGGGAATTTCGAGAAGCTCATCGGTGTTCCTCCTGGGCGACTCGCCGAAGCCAAGGCACTCTCAAGAGATTCGGACAACATTCGAGGCGTTCCACGTCTGGGCTTTGTACGAGCCTGTATCTATCTCAATTCCGTGGATCGTACCCAACAGATCTCATTTCTCGGCAAGGGCATCGTTGAGCAGATCGAAGAATTTATGCGGACAGAGCAGTATCAGCAGAATTTGAAACTGATCGATCTTCATCGCGGCGAGGATATTCCTCAGCCGAATCTTTCGATGGGAGCGCACAATCCAGACGAAATTCTGCCTCTCTTCACCAAGTATGAATTTCGCTCGTTGACGAAGGACTGGCCGACCTGGCTGGATTCGTTCCGCAAGTTGCAATCTCCAGAGGACATGATGTCCGGGTTCATTTATCAAACTTGATCGGTGACCGACCTGACCAAGTGAAACGCGCCAACTTTACGTTCCTGTCTACAATTCCCAGGAAAACTCATACCATTTCTTACTAGACAACCGCGATAAACGTTAGAATATTGCGCGTGCTATAATGGGCCTACAGCCCAACAGGAGAGGCCGTCTTGCAGACATTCTTGCCGTATCCAGACGTAGCGAAGAGCATGCAGGCGTTGGATTATAGACGCCTCGGGAAACAAAGAATAGAAGCCGGACAACTCATCACGGCCATACGAGCCCGCGGTGGCGGCTGGTTCAATCACCCGGCGGCGCAGATGTGGTTGCGATACGTCGACTTCCTGGAATTTTATCGTGCGATGGCGATTGCAGAATGGGTCTCTCGTGGCTATCGCAACACGCTCGTGCCGAATTCCCCTTTTCAAGATGAATCTGTAGTACCTCCCGGGCTGAAGCCGTGGTGGTATGGTGATCCTGCTTTCCATATGTCACATCAATCAAATCTCATACGGAAAGACCCGGCTTTCTATAGCGCGAAATTCCCTGACGTTTCGCATTTTCTCCCTTACGTCTGGCCGTCTGCTTATCCGCCATGAGCAGGTTGGTCGTACTCAAGTTCACGAGCAATGAAGTGAACGCCATTTACGGCATCACTCTCGCTGTGCTGAGCAAACTCTGTGAAATTGAGTTTCATCGTATTCCAGATGAAGCTACCAAAGCTCGTTTCGTCAAGGGTGAATTGCAACCTCAGCACCTCATGCCTGAAGAGGAAAACGTCTTCCAGAGCACGAAGGAAGTCCTTTCCCAGATACAACACCAGAAAGTCGCTGGGACTCCAAGTTTTACTCAGGATTCCTGGGGACAGACGAGATTCACATGCAATGTTCTTCGTGAAGAAATAGACTGCGATGAGGATATTCTACATCATTTCATAAAAGTGAGAGATGAAGCTCGTATTCGAATTGAATACTGGGGTACGGAATTTGATAAGGTTGAACAAATTCTCGCAGAAATGACGGCCACACCACGGAAACGCAGGCGGGTACGATGAACGTCGCAGAACGTGTCCTTCGTGGACAACAGCAGACTGCCCTCGATAAGATTCTTCATTGGCTAGAGAATCCCGATTATACTTTCCTTCTTGCTGGGTTTGCAGGAACGGGAAAAACCTGGCTCGTCAAAACCGTGCTCGAGAAGATATCCGATCTCGGTTTCAATTATCCAATGCTCCTGGGTCCAACCGGAAAGTCTGCACGAGTTCTTGAACACAAGACCGGAATGCCGGCCTGGACCTGTCACAAGGCGATGTACAAACCGGTCAAGGACGCCATCAGCGAAATACGAAAGGAGATGGCGGCCTACGTCGATAACCCAGAGTCGGAAACCTACAAGCTCTTGGAAGCTCGACTCAAGGAATTGACCAAGGAGGATGCTAAGTTCACATTCAAAGGTAGCATCGACGGTGATCCTGACTTCTTGACCTGCGACGAAGGTTCCATGGTCGGAGATCGCATTGCCAAGGATATGGAGTCTTTACGGATTCCCATTCTTGTCACTTTCGATCCATTTCAGCTTCAGCCAGTCAAGATGCTCCCCTATTGGGCCGCGATGCGTCCACATTTCCTTCTCACTGATATCGTTCGCCAGCAGGGTGATGAGACGATTGGTATCGTCAACGCAGCGACTCTAGTCCGCCAGCGTAGGAATTTCGGCCCCGGTCCTGGGATGCGTATCGTTCGACCCAAAGAATTGACTCCGCAAGAATACGCGGATATGGACGTTATTCTGTGTGGTCGCAACGAGACTCGTCTCAAAGTCAATTCGTATATGCGAGATCTCCACGGTTTCAAGGGAGAAATCCCGATGCCTGGGGAACGAGTTATCTGTCTTTCCAATTCTGAAGAACACGATATCTCCAATGGAGAGACGTTCGTTGTTGTTCGATCCATGAGGATCAATCGGGTCACAGCCAAGTTGGATGTGAAAGACCAGTACGGAAATCTATTCGAAGATCTTCGATGCTTTGTGCCTCTTTTCAACGATGAGAAAGCCCATGCACCATTCGGCATGGTTCAGATGACATACGGCTACGCGATCACTGTGCATAAGTCACAGGGATCGGAATGGAATAAGGTGCTTCTCATTGATGACTGGAATAAGAACAAAATGGATTATGACAACTGGCTCTATACCGGGCTGACACGAGCTGCCCAACACTGCACCTATCTTCAACCTTGAACCGAAATCACTTGTGAAACGATCAGAGCGAAAGCATACTGCATTTCCATGCAGATGTGAGGTACCATGCGTTCGCTCATTTTCGACACCGAAACCAGCGATATGTTCGATTTCAAGAAGCCTCTGGATCATCCAGATCAACCCGATGTGATTCAGATCGCATGGTATCTTCTTGATGAGGATACTGATCTCATTATGGGAGATATGGAGCTTTTCGTCCAGACGGAGAGACCCATTGCGCCTGGCGCTTTCAAGGCACATGGTATCACCCATGAGATGCTGAACAATTTCGGCGTCTCCCAGCGGGTCGCCATGGCATTCTTCAACAATGTTCTCAAACAGGCGGATCAGGTCGTCACGCACAATACTGAGTTCGATCTCAAGATGATGCAGGTCGCTTACCTGCGTCAGAATCAGGGTGCGAACCAATTCGACCAGAAGCGTCAGTTCTGCACCATGCGGAATTCGACCGACATCTGCAAGATACCAAATCCGAAGAGGCCAACCGGCTTCAAGTGGCCCTCCATGCAGGAAGCCTACCAGATCCTGGTTGATCCGGCTGGTTTCAAGGACGCCCATCGAGCCAAGGCCGACGCCACTGCCTGTCTGGCAGTTTACCGCAGGCTCAAGGCACTCCGGGCCGCTGCCTGAGTCCTTGCTCAACTGAAATTTCCAAGTTATCCTGGAGGTTATGATGACCGAAGAGCTTTCGGCTGAGGAGATTGCACAGAAGGAAGTCGACGAACAAGTTCGTCGGACCGTGGCACTCGCCAAAGAACAGGAAGAGCTCTTCGGTAGGGATCCACGTTTTGAGAGTGAATATTTCGATAACCAATTCGAAGAGGATGGCCTCAGCGAAAAAGAAATGGCTTTCGTTGAGCATTTCCTCGTCTATCAAAATCCCACGGCTGCAATCGTTCAGGTCGGGCTGCAGACTAACTTTCCCAAGAGGACAGCGACTCGACTTCTACAGAAGCCAGCCGTCCAACGTTTTCTCAAGAGCCTCATTCTTCAGGCCCGGCAGAACGTCGGACTGACCCTTGAGCAGCATCTTCGCTCGTTGGGTGATATCCGAGATCGAGCTCTGGCGAAGGGCGACAACAAGACCGCTCTCGGCGCCGAACGGTCTCGTGGCGAGGCCGCAGGCTTCTACACTCGCCTGAGCGCCTACGAGATGAATCTGATCGAACAGAAGAACCAGGAGCTCCTGGGCGAACCTGATAAGCCCATCAGTGAGATGGATACGAAAGAGCTTCGGGAATACGTCGAAAAAGCCATGCAGAAGGGCATCACTCCGCCCAAGGTTCTGGATGTGGAACCGCTTCCTGAGGAGGATGCTGAAGAGGAGGATGATAGCCAAGGGGGAAAAGACTATAAAGATGGTTCCCAGCGTTCGTTCTTCGGGAACCGCAAGAGCTCTGGTATTCTGAAACATTCTCGCGTCGTGCAGCGCGGGATCGCAGATAAGCTAGAGCCATACGAACCACAGAAGCACAACGTTGAATAGATTCGGCGGAAATATCAATCCAAGATCTCGATTTGAGGAGAGAGTTCAACCGAAACCAGTAGATCGGGAACTCTTTGAGCAACTTCTTGCCGAATTAAAGAAGAGAGAGGACGCCAAGGCGGATCTCGGCTCATTTGCTCAATACGTGATGGGCTTCACACCCGCCCGTCACCATCGTTTGATCATCAATAAAATCATGCCGGTGCTGACAACACCGGGTCTTCGTATCATCATCTCCGCCCCTCCCGGGTCGGCGAAATCCACGTACAGCACGGTCGCTTTATCTGCCTGGATACTCGGGCAGGTGATGCCTGAGTATAAACTGGTCACAGTCAGCCATACGAAGAAGCTCGCTGATAATTTCGCCCGTAAGGTTCGAGCCGTTGTCGCGAATCCCAATTACGGGAAAGTATTCTCCGATGTCGAACTGGCACAGAACAATAAGTCCATCGGCTCATGGGCTCTGAATACAGGGGTTGAGTACCTTTCCATCGGTGTCGGCGGCGGTATTTCCGGACATCGTGCCGACCTTCTTATCGTTGATGACCCAATCCGTGGTCGGGGAGATGCCGAGTCACCAGTCAAGCAGGAAACTCTGCTAGAGTGGTGGTATAGCGATGCTATGACTCGTATCAAGCCACAAGCGTCTGTCATCATTATCGCGACCCGATGGACCCAGATGGATCTTATCGGCAATCTTATTTCCACGGAAGGCATCCAAAAAGATGGAGGTCAGTGGGATTATCTGGAACTACCGGCTCTGTGTAAGGATCCGGCGACAGACGCCATGGGCCGTGAGATTGGTGAGGCTCTCTGGCCAGAGTGGCAGCCAATCTCTGCACTGCTCAAGATCAAAAACGGCGGTATGCCGATCAAAGACTGGGAGAGCATGTATCAATGCTCTCCAACAGCTGAGTCTGGCAACATCGTTGAGCGAGAACATCTCAAGCACACTTTCCGTGAAAATGAACTTCCGCCCAATATGCGGAAGTATCATTCCTGGGATACGGCTGGGTCCGACGCTGAGAAGGCGAACCCGACAGTCTGCGGAACTTGGGGCGTTCACGATGGAAAATACTATCTGCTGAACGTCCGACGCGGCCGGTGGACTTTCCGAGAGATCGAAGCCAATGTCGTCAAGTGGTATCACACAGACGGTGTCAGCGGAACGTTGATCGAAAACAAATCTGCCGGTGCCTTCGTCATTCAGAATCTCAAGCTGGCCGGCACACCGATCAATATCTTCAAGTTTAATCCTGAGAAGCATGGATCTAAGAGGGATAGGTTTGAGGCCGTAAGCCCTACATATGAGGCCGCCCGCGTGCTACTTCCTGAAAAAGCAGATTGGAAGGAGCTCTATATCGAAGAGCTTGTCAACTACCCAGGCGCTATCAGTGGTGACGACCAGGTGGACATGAGCTCTCAGTTCCTCATCTGGGCAAACCGCAAGGTCAAGAAGCGTATCAGAGTGGGACGAATCGGTGGATGAACATTGTTTCTCTCCAGGATAAGAGACAGGAAAAGAAAGCACAGATCGCCTATTCTCGGACGATTACGTTGGACTATGACGCAGACGGAACATTAATCAGTACATCGTACGATCTCCGTGATGAAGAGAATAGTCCGTCTGGAATGTATCAGCTTGTTCAGGATTTGATCAAGGTCACGCACTGGCTGGGTTTTCGTCGGAACAATCCGAAGGCCCATGCGAATCGTTATAGCTCAGAAGCGGCCCATCCCTTTCTGTGGATGACAGTTCATATTTTCAAAGAGAATGATGAAACCAGTAGCATTGTCAAAGTGATGGTCGAGGATGAATTCGCCGAAATGCCCAGACGGAGAGACGTCCGACTGGCATTTATCTCTGCTCGGATGCTCTTCGAGGACATCTGCGCGATCGTGAAGAGGAAACGTGAAGGATGAAACTTCTCATTCTGCCGCCATACGAGGACTCTCACGGTCGCATCAAATCCATGTTCACCAGGGATTTTCGGTCTGTGCTCCCTGGAACTCAACTCCAAGGAATCCGTTTCACAACTGTGATCAACGCTTGCCCAGAGACTGCTTACGAGGTCGGTAAAAAGAGGGCGCTGTATCTGGAGTGGATTGACTCTATGGTGAAGCCCAGGCTGGCCGAAGAAGCTCCTTATATTGATATTTCAGCCTATATTGCGCTCTAGGATAAGCTAGGGGTTGCCCGTCTACTACATATAGCGCATACTACCCCTCTTCGACACAATAGGCGGTAGTCATGAACACCCTCCCTTCAGTCATGCCCTCGCTTCCGTCCCTGTACCAAGAGTTCATCCACATCAGTCGATACTCTCGTTTCAGGTGGGACTTCAGTCCGCAGCGCAGGGAGACGTGGGGAGAGACCATTTCTCGATACGTCGATTACATGGGCGATCATCTCGCCTCCAATTTCCCGAAGTTCAACTATACCAAGGAACTTCGCACCGAGATCTTCGACGGCATTGCCAATCTCGAAGTCATGCCGTCCATGCGGGCGTTCATGACGGCCGGCGCTGCGCTGGAGAAAGATCATCTCGCCGGCTACAACTGCTCCTACATTCCGATCGACAATATCGCAGCATTTTCCGAGATCCTCTACGTCCTGATGTGCGGGACCGGCGTCGGGTTCTCGGTGGAACGGCAATACATCAAGAATCTGCCGCGGGTGCCGGAGCGTCTCTACAACGGTACGGGTGAGGCAACCCATATCGTCGTCAAAGACTCCAAGTTCGGCTGGGCAGAGGCGTTCAACAAGCTCATCCATTTCCTCTACGCTGGCGCCATTCCGACCTGGGACACGTCGCAGCTTCGGAAGAAGGGTGCGCCGCTCAAGACTTTCGGCGGTCGTGCTTCTGGTCCGGAGCCGCTTGAAGATCTTTTCAATTTCACGGTCCGCATCTTCCAGAACGCTCTGGGTCGGCGTCTGGAGTCCATCGAATGCCATGACATCGCCTGCAAGACTGGTGAGTCCGTGGTCGTCGGTGGTGTTCGTCGCAGCGCGATGATTTCTCTGTCCAATCTCAGTGACGACCGTATGCGCGAGGCGAAGTCCGGGAATTGGTGGGAGACCCATCCGCATCGCCGTCTGGCGAACAATTCCTTCGCCGCGACCGAGAAGCCCGAGACCGGCGTGTTCATGCAGGAGTGGCTCTCACTCTATCGTAGCAAGTCTGGCGAGCGGGGCATTTTCAGCCGCTACGGGGTCCAGGAGCGTATTCGCAACGGCCTTCTTCCGAGAGATCCCAATCAGGAGTTCGGGACGAATCCTTGCGGTGAGATCAGCCTTCGCCCATTACAGCTTTGCAATCTCAGCGAGGTCGTTCTTCGGGCGAACGACACCAGAGAATCCCTGGCTCGCAAAACCCGTCTCGCCACTATCCTCGGGACGATCCAGTCCACCTTCACCAAGTTCCGCTTCGTGAGAGATCAGTGGTCGCACAATTGCGAGGAGGAGCGTCTGCTGGGCGTCTCCATGACCGGCATCATGGACTGCCCGATCGTTCGGAATCCCAATCGGGACAGCGCCATCCTGCTCGGCGCTCTTCGGTCCTACGCCCATGAGGTCAATGCGGAATACGCGAAGGCCCTCGGCATCAAGAAGAGTGCCGCGGTCACGACCGTCAAGCCCAGCGGGACTGTGAGTCAGCTGACCGACTCTTCTTCCGGCATCCACGAGCGTCATGCTGAGTACTACATTCGCCGTGCTCGTGCCGACAAGGCCGATCCACTGACGCAGTTCATGACGGACGCTGGGTTCATCGTCGAGGACGATGTGATGGCGCCCAAGACGACAGCGGTCTTCTCATTCTTGGCGGCAGCGCCGTCGGACATTCCGCCTCGCATGAACGCCAAGGCCCAGATGGACCTGATCAAGCATTTCTCCGACAACTGGACCGACCACAACGTCTCCTGCACCGTAACGGTCAAGGAGAATGAATGGCCGGCGGTCGGGGGCTGGGTCTACGACAACTTCGACAGTGTCTGTGGCATGAGTTTCCTGCCGGATGCGGATCATGTCTATCGGCAGGCGCCCTACGAAGCCATCACGAAAGCTCAGTACGATGAGTTCTCAAAGATGGTGCCCGCAAATGTGGACTGGTCGGATCTGAAGTTGTACGAACAGAACGACCAGACCGTCGGCAGCCAGACCATCGCCTGTTCTGGCAACGTCTGTGAAGTCGTCGATCTGGTCGCCAACTAAGGTCGAACGGAGGGCGGCCCGTTAGAAGCGGGCCGCCCTCATCGAGGACAACATATCGGCCTGGACATGCTTTTCGAGGAACTCGGTGAGAAGAGCCGCAAAGCTGGCGGTGTGATCATGATGGAAACAGTGACACACCTCGTGCGCCGCCGCAGCGAGAATCTTGCGGAGATGCTCTGCCTTTCCGAGCTTGTATTTCGGCAGAAGATCTTCGTCTAGCGGGTTGAGCATGAGGCGATAAGCCTCGTCATAGGTTTGCTCCCCGTTGACCTCGTGATAGCCCCAATCCCTGAGATTTAGAGCCACAGTATCTGGATCATCCGATATCACGAAGCCGGCGCACCACAGGACACTCTTGTCCGCGATCTCATGATCGACGATAACTTGCATCGCCAAGCGGCAGGCTTCTTTCCACATGGCGAGCAGGTTGAAATTATTGATCCACTTGCCGGTGTGGACCATATTTCCGTTGATGTTGATGAACCAGTTGTTCGGATCGTATTGATCCGCCAACTGCCAGAGTTTGGGGTTCGTGCCCTGGATGAGCATTGGGGTAGCCGGCACGAGGTGTTTCACAGGGACCTTGTAGCCCTCTTCGGTTGATTCGTACTGGCCGCCCCTTTCATGGAATTCCTTGGAGTAGATGAGTCTCCAGTCTCCTTGGAGTTCACCGATCAATGTATTTAGACTAAAGCCCTTCGCTTCGGCTTCCTGCCGGGTCATGACGTGAATATCGTCGCCGCCGGCCTTGGCGGTCTTCGTCCAGCCGGTGCCCTCATAGAACCGCTCTTCGATCGTCTTTGGTGGATTGCGGGCCTCTTCTTCGTCGCTCACCATTTTCTGGATGAACTTGTTGAGAATAGACTGGAACGCATTCTTCAGGTTATCCCGAGATGCCGAAAGCACTTCACGGGACCGGCTGGGTTCCAACTCAAGAATATACGACCGTTCTGTGGTAGTTGAGATGGAGAACATCTCGTTGCCATGGGCACGGATATGGACCATGTTTCCGGTATCGTGTTTCGTTCCCTCATAGAGGGTGGCCCAGACCTCGCCGGAGAATCTCTCACGCAGGAAGTCCATTTCGTCGAGCATCTCGCGATAAGCACGACCAGCGATGCATCGCGTGTGGATCTCGTCACCATTGAAGAAGATTCGTACTGACTCGCCGGTGGTCGGGTGTCGCATGTCGCAGCGGGCGAGATATTCCATCAGAGTGACAGGAAGCGACCCGGAGTCATCCTCCGAATTCCAGATGGTCTGAATGCAACCTTGATAGAAATCCGTCTTCGTTATGTCATAGTGAGATCCGCTGCCCTTCACGAGATTGTCGAGCGTGTGGATCTGATATTCGTCCATGGCGAAATTGGTGAGGATGCGGGCACGGGCGAAACCACCGACCGTGGATCCGTCGTTCTTCGTGGTCTTGCCCAGGACGTAGTAGACGTTTTCGAGAACGTCCTGGGTCATGCCGTGCCCGTTATCGGCGAAGGAAATTTCGGCACGACCTTCATCGTTGCCCCACGAATGTTCCTTGTCCTTGGTCTTCACCCAGGAGTAGGAAATGTGGATTTCGGTCGAGCCAGCGTCCACGCTGTTCTGGAACAGTTCGCGCCAGAACGCCATCCGCCAGTTGCCGTAGAGGTGGTTCTTCTCACGGCGAAAGAAGTCATTTGATACTGTGATCGACGGCACCTGAAGTCTCCCCTTTGTCTGCTACTGCGCGGAAATCATCCGGCGTGAATTCCGGCATTGCCCGGAACATGAGTTCGTCACGAAAAATGGAGATCATCGCTTTCAAGCGACGGATTTCGTGACGAAGATATGCATCTGAGAGTTCGGCCTCCATTTGAGAGAACTCCCCGCCAGAAAGTGAGCCACCGCTGCTGGAGGCTTCCTTTTGTTCGTTGTCCTCGATCTTCTTCATCAACATGATGATGCACTTGCCGATGTGCTCGAGAGTCATGTCCCGAAGACAGATCTTTGTTCCGTCTCGTTGGGTCCACTTCACGCCGCCGATACGGTCACGGCGATCTCTCATGTTGGTCGTGAACGCGTCCGGACCACGATATGCGAGACCCGCTCTACCGCGCCGCGTGCGCTTGGCTACCGTGGTTTTTGCCATGTTTAGAGACCTCCTGCGCCCCACAAACGCGCCTATGAGCCTACTCTGGGCCGCCGCGCCATGCCAATACCGGCCCGCGCCGCGCCGCCCGTGGCAGGTTTTACGGTGTCTGCATTGGCCGTGTAGACTTGACCGTTCGCATGGATACCCAGCACGTTCTCGGCTGGGATGGCGCGATAGCCGCGTCTTTCGATGTCATACACGATCAACAAACCCTTCTCGTCCGGATCGTAGGGGCGCTCGCCACCGATCAAATGGCGATGGACACCTGTCCGAGCTCTCATCGTACGGATGGCTCCGTCAGTCCTCTTTATGAAGACTACGGTAAAGAACCGGCCGTTCTGCACGATGGATTTAAGCTCTGCCAGCCTCATGTCCGCCGCCCATGTTGTTGGCTTAGTATAGGGCGGCGGATTGACAGACGGTAGGGTCAAATAGTCTTTGGGACGTTAGGTAGCCGTGATGGGAATCTTCGCTTCTTCAAATGTGCGCTTCTTCCAAAGAAGACGATGCTCGATATCTTGGAGGAGTCGCTGGGCTTTCTGACGGGCTTTGTCCCCTCCACCAGGACTGATCAGCCCGGCGAGCTGGCGGATCACATCTGGATCTTTTCTCAGGCGATCTAGTTCAGACATAGCATCTTCGTATGTCTTGTACATGATACCTCAGGAGGTTACGGGCGGAATACCTCCACTCTTGGGCCAAGAAGGTTTCGGGTAAAGGATCTCTCTCATGGATTTGAGCTCATCCCCACTTGGAATGGAGTATCCATGATCTTTGAGTGCTGAGAGGACTCGTTCCTCCTGTATGTGACGTGTGATAAACTCCTCGCCCTGATTGTTCATCTCTGCCCACGCCTCAAATTTTGCTCTGTCCTGAGGATTGCTGGAGACCGCTTGAAACGTGCCATTCATGATCACGGCACTGTCCCCATTTTCGCCATAGTAGATGAAGAGATTGCCCCGCTCTGAGATGTCGGAGGAGGTCACTCCTTCATAGTCATCGATGTGGTAGATGGGATTGCACATCAGGACCATGAGAGTATGAGACTTGGCCATTTAGATCTCCAAACGTGGTCCGACCCCGCGGCGGAGGGCGGGGTCTGGAATTGCGGATTGATGGATTACTCGGTCGGCGCCGGATTATTGGGATCGACCCAGCGGAAGATGTAGTCCACTGTCCTGGTCTCGACGACCGTGATCTGACCACCGTTCATGTTGCCGCCGATTGCCAGGAACGTCTTGCCATTGTCGGACACGCCGAGGACGAAGGTCACATGGACGGCCTTGCCATTGACGATCTTGATTCCCATGGCGCCAGCGACTGGCTTTGGGATCGCATTGCCGAGGAATCTGTAAGCCTCGGGCGACGCCGCCTGATACTTCGGGTCAAGATAATCGCTGGGCTTGGGCCAGCCCATTTCGCCGAGACCCCAGTCCGCGCACGCGGCGCACCACTCGAGACCCTCGTCGTTCTGGGGGTGAACACCCAGACGATCCCAGAGCATCATGATAAAGGGATTGCTCGCGCTGCCGGGAATCTCTTGGACATCGCACTTGTTCGCGAACACCCGACAGATGCCTGGGATCGGTGCATTGGAACGTGACATGGATTTCACTCCTCAGTTAAAGATGGATCTACGCCTTGCTTCTGGCGATGGCCTTTTCTCGTTGCTCCTTTACCCATTCGAGCTTGCGATGACCTTCTTCAATGTCCATGTGGTGACTGGATTTGAGAAGTTGGTTGCCGATATGCTCGAACGGACCATATTTGTCCGTGAGCACGGCGCCCATCTTGATAGCATCGATCTTCTTGCCGATCGAGATGTCGTAATGCTGCCAGGACGCCTTGGGTGGCTCCTGAAACCATGAACGCTTCAGACCCAGACGGTCTGCGAAAGCATGAAGTTCCAGCACCGTGTCAGCCCACATGTGACACATGATCATCCGGCCGAAATGATGTCGGACGTCATCGACGTAGACTGTCACCTACCACTCCTTCAAAATGCGAATTTCCGCATCGAACTCAGCGTTGGTGAGGTCCTCGGATGGAACTTCTAAGCGAGCTCGTCTCTCCACAGCCTGGAGTCTCTTGAGGATTTTCTCCTGGATATTTTCTTCCGGAGGACGGGTCTTCGCGTGCTCTTCGAGTCTTTTCAGCCGGGCTTTGGCGTCCTGCCTCTCATCTTCTTCATAGCATTCATCGTAATGACCCATCTGACTCGGCCTCCCTCTCTGCGGCCTCTCGGTCCGCTATTTCACGACGATTGACCCAGGCGACGGCCTCGATGTAACGTTGGTCTGTCGGAGACTGCTTGGCGAGACCTTTTCCGGGCTGTGAGTCCCAATGGAGCTTCTCATACGCCGTGACGAGTTCCGCCAGCAGGATCTCGGCGACGTCCATGTACGGCAGAGGATGCCCTGGAATGCGAGGATGATCCGGAAAGGAAAGTTCTTTCTCCGTCTTGGGTTTGTTCGCCACGGGCTGATTGGCCGACGGTAGACGACCAGATCGAGTGCCGATGTGTATGATCGTAAAACATTTCGGACAGATCTGGAACACGGGCTGGAGAAATCTGGGGATCTTCACAGCAGCAAATCCACCCAATTGTAAAGGTCACTCCGAGGAATACGGAATCCGGCGGCTGAAGCGTGACCGCCGCCTCCGTAACGCTTGGCGATTGCGGAAACGTCGTAGTCTCCTCCTTTCTCGGAGCGAAGACTGACTTCGATGAATTCTCCGGAAGATCGCCACAGCAGAGCGATGGGAAAGCCCTGCTTGATCAACTCTTCGCCTGTGAAACTGGTCAGACTGTACGGAGCCGGAACCACGGCGACCTTGCATGGGGAATTGTTCGGTCCCCAACGCATCTCGCTGATCCTGGCGCCCTTGGTGAGCTGTCCGACCTGACTCATCTTCGCCGTCAGAAGGAGATCGCCGACCCAGACGACTTTGCTGAAGTCCCACTCCATCTCATGGGAGAGTTTATCCCAAGTGTCGATATCCTGGTTGTGGATCTCCAAATACTCGTGGATCTCACGAGTATGCTCCATGGAGAAATTCCACAGATCATAGTCTTCGACGTATTTCACGAGACGATTGGGCCGCGCCTCCGGAAGAAAATACTCCCAGGAGAGGCGGGCGCCGGACTTCGACATGTCGAAGAGCGCGTGGGCGCCGCGAAGATCATCCGGCTCCGTGGTGAAGTTCCAGTCGATCTTCGGAACATCTTTGAGATTCTCTACCGCCGTCTTGTGATGATCGAGAATGATGACGGTCTTGGCGATGGACATGAGTTTGTCCAGTACGTCTCGAGGATAGGAGAAGTCGAGAACGTAGACGACGCAACCGTCGAGCCCATTCGGAAATGGATCCCCATATTTGACCGGAACGATATCCGTGTTGCTCAGTTTCTTCCGAGCAACCCACGCCGACGTGAAGCCGTCGATGCAGTCGGCGTGATAGAGTATGACAGACTGGCTGAACATCATGATCTCCGGTTGCGTTGGGCTTGTTTTCGCTGAGCTTTCACGAGACGCCGACGATCATTTCTTCGTCCTCGCCATGATGCCCTGCATGTACGAGGAATCACTCAGGTCCGCGAGAGTCGGTGGAGGGCCACCCTCCGCAACGTTACGAGGTCTCGGTATCTGTATATCGATCCCATGATCTCGAGCGACATACTGGATATGCTTTCGGATCTCGATCGGCAGAGAATAGAAATGGCCGCGGCAGATTAATTTGATGAGATCGACGAATTCCGGACCGGCCGCCATCAGTCCTGCCACTTCGTTCGCGTTCCTGTCGTTCTCCATCATCTTCGCGATGACGTTGGTCTGGCGACCGCCAGGAATGGGTCCGTCATACGGAGTGGGAGAAGGAGGACGGTCGATGATCGCAAGACCATCGTTCTGTACGCCGACCCAGAGTCGACGAGGAGAGATCATTTCTTTTCCCATCATGCCGAAGCTATCAGGTGAGGAACCCATGTCCCTGCGCACCATGGGCACTATAGCAGGGTAGATGATAGATAAGCCGGGCCGGATAGTCCTCAGGACCTATACGGCCTTGTCACATCCGTCGGCCCACTCTTCGTTGATCTTGCCGGTCGTTCGGAGTTCGTCAAGAACATCCGCCGCTTCGATATTATCGGAATCCGCCCAGCCACCGCAGAATAGGAGTTTCTCTTGCTCCTCCGTGAGACCCAGTAGATAGGCCGCATAGTCAGAGATATTCGCGTATTTGGCCCGATCTTTCCTGTTGCCGAGAAGAAGAACTGTGTGGCCGCCGATGCAGGCTTTCGTCCCGCATTCGGTGTTCTCCTGAATCCATCCACACATATCGAATTGTTCGGATGGGATGATTCGAAGATGATCTGCGACGACCTTGAGGTTCGTCTTATTGAGTTCAACCATCGAGCTTTCTCCTTGGAGCAGGGGGGGTATCCTGCTCATCCGCTTGCGGTTTCTCTGCACGAGCCATCGCCTCGGCCTTCATATGGGCTTCGAGAAACGGCTGCATGAGATCTTCGATCGACACCGGAATTCCGCCGGTCTGAGACATGCGAGGACGTGGTCCGACCAGACGTGGTTGAAATTGGATCCAGTTCCCGATGACGTTCAGGATGGCCTGGGCGATCTGTTGATGCAGCCCGAGAGCCCCGATTTGCTGCTGGATCTGCTGGATGACACTCGGATCATCGAGATCCAGATAATACTGTCGCCCAGTCGGAACGATGACCGCAGAATGGTTGCCATTGACCTCCGAAGTCGCCTCAGACTTCGGCTCCTGGGGAGGGTTGTCCTCCGAAGTAGACATAGAGATCCTCACAGAGCTTGTGCATAGATTCGATCGTGTAGGAGAGCGGTTCCCCACGAATGTAGCGCGTGACGACCTGATCGTCAGGAATTGCGAAGAGGAAAGATTGCAGGATCTCCTTCATTTCGGCTGTGTTGTTGCCGAAACTATAGAAGAGCGCGTGGATCTCAGCCTTCATACGCCCGCTGGTTCGAATAGGTTCGCGGAATTTCTGCCATTGAACCATATTATTCGCATCAAAATAAACTCCGGCGTGCAGATCAAACTGAGCATACTGCTTATGACCGGAGGTGCCTTGGGGGCGAACACCCTTTACGACATGATGTATCGGATTCGTAACGACCTTCCAAGCATCCTCAACACGGAACCGATCTGGAATGAAGCCTTCGGAAGGAGGTTCGTCGGCCCAGTGAAAGCCCCTGTGGATCAGGAGAAGCTGCCCATTCTTCTGCATGATTAGCCTTCCCGGACCGGCTGCGAAATTCCCACGAAGGCGACAAGGTCTCCTTCGTGATATTGGCCGTCGAAAACACGGGGATAATGGAGAATCCCGCTCCTCCACATGGCGACAAGGATCTTCTCTTCATGTTCGCCGTCGATCAGCACGTATTTCCAGACCCTGGCGAGGATTTTCGGAATTGACCAAGTGACTTCGCCATCGGTCGCCTTGGTGAATTCTTCGTCGAACTGGTCACGAGTCATCGACTTGGACACGAGCTCGAGACGAGGATTGGTCTGCTGGATCTTCAGCCAGTCGATCTCCTGGAACATGCGACCGATGTCGTGCGAATCGAGGCCACCATTATTCCAGTTCTCCCTCATCCGCTCCAGCTCCTCGTTGCTGAGAGTCTGGTGCTCATTCCCAGTGATGACGCCCGTGTCCATGATGTTTCCCTGTTGGTGGCGGGCTTAGTGTAGCCTACGGGACGTCACGTGGCACTATGTTGATTGTCCATCCGAAACCAGATGCTTTCATCCAGATTTTCGGAGTTCTTCGTCAGGTCTTGGGCGATCATGTAGAGCTGATCACCGATCTCACGAAAGGACAGGCTTTGTTCATCATTCCAAGAGATAAATTTCGAAGATAGATGGATCGGCACGTCTAGAGAGGCGAGAATGAAACGTGCAGTGGCTCGGTGACCGGCAGGCGTCTTGAAGGCCAATCTATCCTCTTCACCGCTTGGGTGATAGGTCTTCAGGCCCAGGGCTTTTCCAAGGACACCCATTCCGCAGCATCCTCGTTCACTCACGAGTCTGCTCTTAATCTGCGGACCGGTGTATCCGCGAATGATCTCACTGGCTACGACGATGCTGCCGATGATGGCGGATTTATCATTGACCGAAAGCTCGGACCAGTGCTCTCGAAAGAGGCGAAGTGAGAAAGCGTGGATTGCCCGTTCTTTCGGAGTCATATTCCCGCCTCCATACGTTCCAGTCGATGGGCTTCGCTGACCTTCGGAGCTGGAATGCCCCGCTTGGCCCGCATCTCCATCACATGGTGGAGTACGTTTGCGAGCTGTGTCCCTGGGCCGAGCTCGTGGAGCACGGCACGAAGGATGTCTCGATTCTCATCTTCGAAGAACTGCGACCGGTGGGTCAGTCCAGCGAGCTGGCCGTTTCCGATGCGGAAGGGCCGGCCGTTCTCCGGCACCTTGCCGAGCAGTACGAACTCGTCATAACTCATGGGAGGGACGGTCACGATAGAAGCTCCCTTATTCCGACTGGAGTGTTATGGAACGCTTCGAAGAGAGACTGCAGGATCTTTTCTGCCTCGGCACGGGATAAGATTTTACGATAGATCCAAGGAGAATTGATATTCCCCTCGAGCTCCGGGAAAATTTCCGTATAGATCTCTTTCATGACACGACTGACGACGCGGCCATTGTAATGATCGTCAATCTGGAAGAAACAACCTAGCACACGTTCCCGTGTTCTGGGTTTGATCTCTGGTAGAGGTCGTCCTCTGTAGGCGAACATCGTGGATGAGATATCGAGATATTCCGGCTGGTCCAATTTGAATTGAACTGCTTCCAAAGACTTTAGAGAGAAGTAGTATTCAAAATGACTATTGGCGTCTTTGGACCTTAGGTATAAGAGTTTGCCGGACTCACTGCCCCGGATTTTATCAATCTTCCGGCGTTGGATCACATAGACGTGTGGACCCATATCTTTCTGCGAGCCTTCGAAAGACTCATACTTAATGCAGAAGATTCCCTGATTTCCGGATTGGATGTTCATTTGGCATTCCCTTCCAGATCTCGCATAATGCCGGCTTCCTTATCCAGCTCAGCTTGAAGTGCGATTTTTCGATACTTGCCAGTCAGGGCTTCCTTGATGATATGAACGTAGTATGCGCCGTCCTTAAATTCGTACGTCAGCAGGCCGAGCTGCTGCATCGCTATGATAGAGCGGAAGGTTGCAGAAGTCTTACCGGGACGAACCTTCTCGAGATATTGCTCAAAGGTCGCCTCTGGGAAACGAAGGAAGAACTTGATGACTCCAGCGTAAGTGGAAGAGGAGGTCATGTTCCACGCTTCCTTTTCTCTTCCATCATACGATGGATACGAATATTCTCCTTGTGAATATGCTCGACGGCCTCTTGACGTGCGTCCAGCATGTCTTCTGTGCTGCTGTTTGAAATGATACGATTCCGAATACCCAAAGGAACTCGATTCCAGTGCTTCTCGCACATCGGCACAGTCGTGTGACAAATCGCCGGGCAAGTCGAAACGAGACATTTCTTCGTCGCCTTGGAATCTTTGTGAAGTTGATTGCCCCACTTCACTTGAGCCCCTCCTCGATTATCTTCAACATACGGTCCTTCTTATCGAAGAAGGAGTAACCGGCCGTGTGACACTCCTGGGTCAGGACTGCTCTGACCTTCTGCAGGGCCTCTTCTCGCTGCGCTAGAAGCTGGCGTAGTATGATCGGAGACGCTGTCTTCGTGTCCATGCTTCCTCCTGGGCATGGTTTAGTATAAGGCAGGCGATACGTCTGGCCAAGGTTTTGATTGTCCACCGCGTGCGCGCGGCGTGCTGTAGCGGGGCGGCGGTAGAGCATAACGGCGGGGTATAGCGACACTCATGGGGCCACTTGCACGGGCGGGCGGTAGTGCCATAAGGCCCGCGCGGGCGCCCGTGCTGGCACGTTTACGGGCTCTACCGTGGCCGGCTCAATTGAGCCATATGGCACCATTCCGTGAACGCAGCTTCGAGAAGCTTCTTGCATTCTTCGAAATCATCATGTTCTGCATCTCGATGGAAAGGATCTCCGGTGGGAGCTCTCCAGGTTGGCAAACTCAGGACACCGACGAACTTCCCAGGCTGGGTCGTAGAGTTCCGCCAGAGAATGCCAATTTTCACTCTGCCAGACCAGAGAGTATGCGTGCCTCCGACAAAGGGGCGAGTGCTGACAGACCATCTCATGACTTCAATTAGCCTCCTTGGGCTGCTCGCTCGGCACTCTCGGCCGCACGAGCTTCTCGTCTTGCTGCATCTTCTTTTTCCGCCGTCGTCAGTTCGATGTACGCCCGAGCCAATGCTCGAAGGGGATTTCCCTCTTTCGTCTGAGCCCAGGAGTCGAGATCCACGAACATCATTCCTCCCTGGGTCAGGAGGTCCTTGACGCTGTTGAGGATCGTATTTCTCGCCTTCTCGAGAGGCGAACAGGACTGAAGCTCCGGGAGAATACCAAGGACGTCGAGAAACATCATCAGCATATTGCCGACGTCGCTGGCCTCCTCAGCGATCAAGTCTCGATGGACACCGACGGAGCTGGGATCTTGAGGATCTACGTCATCACGATAGACCTTGTCCAGTTCCTCGAGTTCCTCATGCACGCGCTTCAGGAGAGAGTTCGGACGGTCTTTCTTCCAACCTTCCCAACCCTTGGCTTCGTCGTTCACACGGAGCTCTCGCTCCAGAAGTACGGCGAATCTCAGAAGTTCGGGGCGGACGTAGCCCGGAACATCGGCGTAATAACGAGGACGATTGGACACGGTTCCCCCCTATTCGATCAGGTTAACACATTCTGTCGTGTCGCACTTCGCCGCGATATGTCCGTTGTGCGCGACGCTGAAGAAAAGAGATCCGACACTCTTGCAAATCGGACAGTCAATTCTTCCGTTGGAGTTCCTGGGATAATTCCCGGCTTTGAGGACCGACAGTACCTCAAGCATACGGCCAGCTTGCGCGAAAAACTCGTCGTTATCCTTCTTTATCTCGTCTGCCGTGGGAAACCGACAGTCAGGACAAATCGCAGCCTTGGGGAAGTCCGGATGAAGTGTCTTATTGCAGGGAAGTTTAGGCCACCATCCCGGCTTGTACAGATTGACGAACTCAGAATACTTGTGACCGGCAGCGCAGGTCTCTTCGGATTTCCCTCCGAGGTTACGACGATAATGGACACAGAGATTACCAGTCATGGTCTAATCACCGTCCCATCAGCTTCCCACATCGGATAGACGCCGGGCTGGATCTTTGTGATATAGCAGGCTTCGTCCGGCTTCGGTTTCCGATCTCGGAAGAAGGCGATAGCATCTTCCAGCGTCGTGAAGCGGCCCATGTTGTATAGACCACGACAGGCGCAGAATGGACCGAAAGGATCTTCGGTCATTTCTGCGTGCCCTCCACCTGCCCGATCAGATTGCCGAACTGGTCCCAGGAGCGACCTGTCTCTGCGCCATCTCGCTTCTCGAGAATTCGGTATCTGTGCTCCGGCAACTCCCATTTGAAAGAATCAATCGCGGCCCTGAAGGTGGAAAACTCTCCCCGACCGCTCAGGTGATGCTGGCCGGTATAAATGGAATATGTGTAAGTCCCTCCATCGGTCACGAGTACATCGACGTCAAACGGATTGACAGGGCGGATAATCCTCGCCACCATCTCCATCTGCTCTTGCGAAAGGAGATCGTACAGCATCATCTCCGTGAGAGTATGACACCGATAGACACGTTTCGGAAGAAAGCGATCACCCTGATAGGCGATCCATGGATATCCATGATCGTCGATGATCCACATATCCTCCTTCTGGAGGTTCGTGGTGCATTCCTGATCCATGAACTGGCGCGGATCGCAAAGTTCCGGACCGCCGGCATAGATACGGAATCTCTTGAAAATTTCGGCCATATTAGTCTCCTGGGCGGCCGGCGCGAACCAGCCGCCTTTGTCGGCGTTACTGGAGGCGTGTCACCTCGATGCGATAGCCCAGGATGCGGAGGACCATCTCGATCGTCGAGAGCTGCGGCTTCCTCGTGTGGCCGCTGAGCCAGTTCTCGATGGTCTGGCGGGAAACTCCGGACTTGTTGGCGATCGCCGTTACCTTCATCGGCGAGGAGAGAATCTTGGCCTTCACGATCTCGAACGGATCGAGCGAAGCCAGTGCCGTCATGGCACGGACTCTCACTTCTGTTGATCGCGATGTCACAATCTGCATGACTTAGTTCCCTTTGATACCGCCGCCCCATGCGGCCGGTATGCCTAGCCTAAGCCCTTAGAATTGTTAGGTAAACTACTGCGATGGTCCCTAGGATGAAGCTGGCTTCTCCCGCGTGAAGTTCTTCAGGGCTGGCACATCCATCTTCTGCTCGAAGGTCTGATCAAGGACTTCGAGGATCTCATAGACCTGCCGGTTGCGATCAGTATTCTTGACATAGTGATAGCGACAATCGTATTCCTCCAGAAGTTTGATCCAGAAAGCCGTGTCGCTTTCTCGATGATCTCCCCCATAGCGAAGCGGATCTTTCGTGAAGGAGATCGTGTCCGGCATCACGAAGTAAATATCGGCTGGGCGAAAGGCCCATCTCGCCCAGGACTCTCCATGTTTGGCGAGATCCTTAGAGTAGATCTGGTAATAACCGATCGTGGAAAGCAGATCAGTATCTTGAATGACGAACGGTTTGTCCAAATTTTGGGCACAGAGTTCGATCGACGCTTGAGCATATGCGATCATCTCCATGCGATGATCTGTGGTCTCTGGTGTCTCCTGCAACTCGAGATATTCTCGAGCCCATTCCGGGACATAGACGAATTGGCTGGGATCACTGGCGACGATGCTTTTGGAGACTGTCGTCTTGCCCGTGGATTCGGCACCGAAAATCGTTGCACGAACTTGCCAGTGTTTCCGGAATGCTGGCATGAGACTTATCCAATGCTGACGAGGATTTCGCCGCACCTCGGTCGCATGAATGTTGATCGTCTCGCGATAGACGTTGCACGGAATGAATTCGCCGTTGATGAGTTTGGCGATGTCCCGGCCGTATTCTTCCGATGCGAAGACATATGAGCCTGTCATGTCTTCTGGCAGATTCTCCTCCAGAAGTTTCCGGTAGATGTTCCAGAAGTCAGGATTGTCCTCTGGGTTCTGCGGCAGATTGTCGTCCTTCCAATGGACGACCTGCACGTTCTTGACACTGGCAAACTGCTCAGCGATCGCCAGATAGCGAAGTCTTCCTGAGATAGGCTCGAAACTTCTCGAGCAGACGACGACATAGACCCTGCCGGCCGGGTCTATGTTCGTCAGAAATCTCGAGGCGAAGTTGATCAGATACTGATGGCCCACTGTCGGCGGAAGAGCCGTCATTAGGATCAGGCCGTTGCGGCGCATTCGTTAGCTCCTTCTCTACCCAGCGCTCGAAGATGTCGCCCAAAGAGAAATTAGCTCCTCCAGTTGCCGGTTTCGATATCACTGTGTGATATCGTGAAACTCGTGTTCATATTCCACTCCTTGGGCCGCATTGACCCGCGCCACTGGAGGAAGCCGCCGATGTCATACCCGATGAAAAGTATGTACTGGATCATGACGATGTATAGACCCTGCTCGGAATAGGTCCAGATGGAGAAGATGTTGACCAGGATCCAGATGCCCCAATTCTCCAGACGCTTGTTGTCCATCAAGAGTTGGGCAAGGATCGTCGCGACCAAGATGGTCGAGTCAGTCCAGATGAAAGCGAACTCCGTGCCGGTCCAGCGAGCGACGATGTGCCCAGCGAGCATCAGGAAGTAGTACGTCACTGCGACGATGGCCGCGTAGCCCAAGAGCCAGGGAGAAAAGCCGATCTTGGTGACCGGACGTGTCACTGCATCCGGGCGCCACCGGAACCAGCCGTAGATCAGGTACACCGAGAGCAGGGCGTTGAGCACGCTCGAAGCGAGTAGTCCGGCGTTCCAGAAGAGAACGACATAGGCGGCTGTCGTGATCATGCCGATTGGGTAGTTCCAACGGGACTGGATCACGCAGAGAAGCGTGCAGGAGTAGGACGTCGCGACGGCGAAGAACTCGAGCAAGTCGAGAGTCATCAGGTCATAGAGACCCAGCCAATTCGCGATGAGATACGACAGAGTCGTAACGATGACTCCGAAGATGAGGGACAGGGCGACTTTCAGTACGGTGATCATGGTAATTCCCCTAAGCGATCCAACGTTGGACTGAGCCGGAAGTGTGGACAATCTTGGCGATAGCAGCGTTCGCCCGAAGCCAGTCTTCGAGACAAGCTTCGGGATCCATACTGCCGTGGATGAATTCGGATTCGCAGGCCTCACGCATCCGAAGATGATACTGATATTTGGTGAAGGTGCTCTTGTGGAGAAGCGATGGGTTCATTCCTTCACTCCTGATCCCGGTTTCGCCATGATGGCGATCTGCTGGGCTTGATCTATGTCAATCACAAACCGACTGTGAATTTTGGCTGGAACCATCCAGGCCAGAATCTCCTGGAGCCCTAGCGCCGCCGCGACCACATAGCGATGATGGCCATCAACTAGGAGTCCCGTTGGGATATCTTCTGGGAAAAGCTGCTCGCCAATGGAGGTCTTTTGGAAACCACGTTCCATATTGATTTCACTACCGGGCTCAAGGAGCACTATGACAGGGGTCCATTGATGTGGATTTGTCATCTTATGAAAACGATGTCGCTCAATATTTCTTTCTCGAACGTAGGTGCGGGCCAGATCTTTATCTACCGGAATACGAGCCGGCTCCAACCCACTGGTCGGCAGATATCGTTCGAGTTTCCCGACAGCATATGACGTGTGCCATCCCGTGACGGGATCACGGTATGTGAACATCTGGTCCGTAAGGGGGAATATTGCGCGGATTGATCAAAATAACTGTCCCTTCCGAAGAAAGTCCAGTATCATGATCTCGATGGTCCGCTTGCCGACGGAGTCGGTCGCGTTGTAGACACGTTTGATGTCCACCAGATGCTTGTCGAGCGAGGCAAAATCGACGCCGTCTTTGCCCTCTTCTATGAGCTTGGCTTTTCTCTTCAGCGTATCGACCGACTGATCCTGGACGCGCCACTTCAGGAGGTCCTCGGAATTGGACCAGCGGCCAAGATATTCGTTGTGACCGAAAGCGACGCTGTGGCCGTCGGGACTGCATTCGAAGCGATACTTCAGTCCGTATTGAAACGGACGTGTGACCTTGTCCAGCGGCCAGAGACCCGGGATTCCGATGAGTTGCTCGACGATATTGGTATCGCCGATGCTCTCGTATTCCTGGAAGACAATTCCAACTTTCCCGCTCTTGCCGATCATTCGGCCTTGGCAGACGAAAGTCTTCTTCACAATCCCTTGCGGAGTCTCTTCGGTCACCCTAGCCCCCTGTCGCAGTGTGCAGGGGTTAGTGTAGGGCGGCGGATAGCGGACGACTAGGCGTTAGATGTCGGCCGGACTAATGGGGCCGGTGTCTTCTCTATATTGATATTGACAAGACCTAGATCCAAACAGATCTTAAGAACACCAGAGACGATAATGGAAGAGATAAAAGTCATTTCTTCTGTGGAAAACTTAGGTCCGAGAAGCTCGGCCAGATTTGCTTGCTCCTCTTCACCTGAAACTCTAGAAAGGACATGATTGGAAAGCAGGGTCGTGATAATGACCCTCCACCTCGTCGTCATGCTCTTACGAAACTGGTCCATTTCCTCGGCGGAATATCCCGGATACTGACCGAGAAGTTCCCCCATCTGAGCACCGATGTCTGGCCCAGAGACCAGGAAGAGTTTCTCTGCGACGGCCAGACGGAGAATGGATGGATCTAACATCCGGAGAACTTCCCCATGTCCACGAGATATGGCTGAGCTTCTGCAGTCGTCGCAAAGATATGGCGAATTTCGAACTCCCTAGCGACGGCTGGGGAGTATTTCGCCAAAGCTCGTAGGAGAATAGAGAGGGGAATTCGATAGAGAGTCTTCTCTATTTCGTGCTGTTTGGTATTCGTCTCCTTCACAGCCTCGTAGAGATCATCGAAGAAGTCGACCCATTGACGATCCCACTTGTTTTCGGTCTGGATATAGCTGACGACGTAGACCCAAACCATCACTTCACTCCCATAGCAGATTGAAGATGGGATTCTGCAGCCATACCGCCTTGCTCAAGGAAGACTCGGGCCAGTGAAGGGAAACAGACGTATGAGTCTCCAAGTTGGATCCGTTCGTGGATTGTCAGTTTGGGCGATTTCGCTTCCCAGACCGCGTTGTCGTTCTGTATCTGAAGTTCAGGATTTCCATAGATATAAGTGATCCAAATCTTCCCGCATCGGAAATCATCTCGCCCAGGGGCAAGGAGGATTGCCAAGGATCCGCCCGGCGCTTCCATATCTTTGAAGACCAGGCGACCTTTGACGACGTTGACCGTGGTCATCCTCGCAGTCAAATTGACCAGGCGCGTCCATATCTTGAAAAGGCGGATCTTTTCCGGATCGAATGCTGCGAGGAGATCTGGGCTGGTCAGCGCCTCTTTCAAATTCACAGCGTCACCCGGATGAGCGAAATAGCTTCCGCAAAGCTCGGCACACTGTTCTCTTCATGGGAGACTGTGGTAGCCGTCGTCATCACGTGACCAGTGTTTGTGATGACTATGAGAATGGAACTCATGCCACGGGAAGCGCGGAACATCACAGCGTTGTCACTCTGTTCCACGTTGAAATGCAATTCCGGAAACGTCTGTCTCAAAAGACGATGGGAATCTTCCCGTATCTTCGTCAGGGACATTGTGATCTCTCCGCTACCGCCATGGCAACTAACGTACCGCGCCCGCGCGTTAGACGCCTGTCATCAATGCGTCTGTCTGACCCACATCTCCTTTCGGGGCTTCCTTAATCTTATCACGCTTTTCACGGTCCATGCGAGCTTGATTGACGGCGTTGCTCACAGGAGGCCTGGGCGGGATCTTATCCTTCGGAAGCTGCCACAGACGCTCCCGAGGCATACCATCCCCAGGACTGGTCTTGTTCTTATCCTTTACGAAACCCAAACGGAGGAGAGCCCGAACGATACGGTCGCCTTCATTGGAACGACGCTGGGCAACATTCGTCTGGAATAGCTCGATTGTGAGCATACGAGACGAGAACGAAGTGCGGGGTGTATCGAGATCTTCCCACATCTCGGCGCCGCTCTCTTCGCCTACCTTCCGTGCCCAGATGGCTTTCTCGACCAGGATCTCCACTTCGTCTGTGATCTCCTTATCGCCCTGTTGCTGGACGACTAGATCGACAAGATCAGGACTGATCCAATGCCCTTCGTGATTGAGGAACAGCAAGAGGGCTTCGGCCCAGATCTGGTCACGATCTGCCATCAGTCCGTCGATGTCGATCGCCTTTGAGCCGCACTCGATCGGCCAGTATCGCCGATTACCCGTTGTGTCCTTCAGATAATTCGTACCGTCCGGATTGACCGTACCGGCGAAGATACAGCGGCGCTCTACTGTCTCGGACTTACGGCCGTAGGGCAGGCGGATTTCGTCACGCTCAATGGAAAGGAATCGTTTGAGATCATCAGCTTCGGCCTTCTTCATCGAGGCCAACTCGGAGATTTCGACGATCCACTTGCGAGAGAGTTTCATGATCTGGTCTTTGGACGAGAAATCGTACAAGTCGTCCATAAACCACTCGACGCCACACAGAGTCTTCAAGGCTGTGGACTTGCCGATGCCTTGATTTCCCTCGAGGATAAGCATCGTATCGACCTTAGTGCCGGGGACCATAAGTCGTGCGATGCATCCAATAGACCAGCGCCGTGACACTTCACGGACATAACGCTGATCCATATTCGTGCAATTGAAATACCGAGTGAAGAGCTCATCGATCCTGGGTGTGCCGTCCCAGGTAATTCCCTCGATGTGCTCGCGAAGTTTGTTTCGTCGATGCTTCTTCGCTACTGTGACTACAGAATCGGACACCGTGCCCTTGTTGACGAAGACTTCCTGCCGTTGGATCCAAATGGTCAGGCTGATATCGTCATGGTCAGTCCACGAACGAATCTTCTCTGTGCCTGACCACGGCATAGGGATGTCTGTGAACACCACAGATTGGATCTCGTCCCAGAAGATGTGATTGACAAACTCGTCGGCAGCCTCCAGGATGATGACAACGTTCGCCTCGACCGCAGCGATCTTACGGCCGTTATAGATCAGCTGGTCTTTCCAGGACGGCTGTTCCGGAACCGACGCGTTCTCCCAGGCTCGCCCAGCGGCCCTCTCGTCCTGCTGCCCATGGGGATACTCCATCAGTAGAGCAACGGTCTCGTCCAGGGTATATCCGAGCTTCTTCAGCATGAAGGCTACGGACATATCCATGCCAGATCGAGACGTGTCCTGAAGACCTGTGGAATCGCCTTCCCAGCGCTTCTTCAGCGCGGGATTATTCGACAGCGTCTTCTTGAATTTGGCATCGAGAGACTGTAGTCTGGCAAACTTCTCGAACGTCTCTTCCATCTCTGTGAGAAGATGGACAGACTCATCCATCGAGACTAGTGTCGCCTGGCTTATTCCGTATCCCTTGGAAAGTTTCTTGGCATTCGGAAAGTTCCGCGTGAACGGAACTCGCATAATTCGGTCAATGTTGTGGCAGTTGTCGCCACCGAAGAAAGACGACAGCGCCCGATTGGATTTCTCCACAGACGCAATACGATCGTCAAGTTCCCGCGAATCTAGAGTCGTTGGAAAATCAATAAAGTTCCGCAGACGCCAGAAACACTGATATCCCCGCCCAGAGTCGATAATGACTGTCGGGCGAACCGGGCAATCTTTGATTTTCTTGAGGACTGCTGCTCGCTTCTCCTCAGCCGTGCCGGCACCGTCAGGGGGATCAATATCTACGTGGAGCCACTGTGCTCCTTTGATCTGGGTCTTGTCTGCTTTCTTGTCGACCGGCGTTCGCAGCGGATTGACCGAGAAATAAATGTTCTTGTCTTCGTTATTATCGTCGATGAAACGCTGGATCCCCTCCGGATCTCCGATATCGAAACTGCGTGTGAAGGAGGGGCCATCAGGAATAATGGCAGTCAACGTTACGAATTTGTGTCCTTTGTAGAACAGACACAGAAACTCAGAAGACTGCATGTCTACGTCCCCGCCGCCGGAATGTAGTCGGATATTTAGGCTACCGGCCGGGTAGGGGAGGCACAACAAAATAGTAAGTCCTTGTTTTTCCTAGGATATCCTGGTTTCCGGTATCCTACGCGGGCGCGCGGCTTATGTTGCCAAGGGCTAGTCATTGGGACGGTTTAGGGCTGGCGCCGATACTTCCAGGGCGCTATACTATGTTCACATACCCGCAGGGGCGCGGGTGGATGGAAAAGGAAGCGTGATGGCCGAGCATCGCCAGCTTCGTGATATCGCCATTGAGATCTATGGCGATTGGGGCAGAAAAATAAGTCCGCATGCTTTGCCTTATTGGCGAGCAATGAGCCATCTCGGCTCGATGTCGGAGATGTACTACTTCGATACAGCCGAGGATGTTGTCTCCCGCTTTCTCTGCAATGCGGCGACCTGGAAAGGTGAAGTCGCACGGCGGGTGAAAAAGGAGCTGAACGGAATGCTCGCCGAACTTCGGGAGACAAGGAAATGATGCAGAAACGAAGGCGAAACATCAGTGTCATCGGCATCACTATCATGGGTGTCAGTGGCGCCGTTCTCAATTCGCAGCCGTCTCTGGCTGCGGACCCCAGGGACGTCTGCGAGGAAATCGCAATCGTAGGCGATCCCGCCGCCATCGGGCAGAATCTTCGTGATCGCTGCTGCCCGACTCAACCGACGGATCCCTTCTATCGGAATCTCTGTCATGTCATGAACTACTGAGAAGGAGAGACTTTATGTCACGAGAATTGGTCAGGGTGCCGCCGAATTATGAGCATCCCCGCATCATCGTCGAGCGGTGGAATGGCCCGCGCTGGGTCATGAAGCCCACGTTCCATCATACGTCCTACGAGGACGCGCTCTCCGAGTTCGAAGAGAAGAAGGCGCGCGTCGGGCGCGGCGAGCTCGACAAATACGAGGAGTGCTACCGCGGCAAGACGAGCGAGGAGACCATCGCCAACTGGCTCGAGGACCACTCCGCGCCGGAGAAGGACTGGTATCGCAACTGGAAGGTCGAGGATGCGACCTGGTTCCAGCTCTGGCAGACGGTCACCGAGGGTGGCCCGGTCTCCCCGGCGTTCGAGACCAAGGAAGAGCTGGTCGAGTATCTCGTCAGGTACGGCGACGAATTCTACGACGAGGAACCTCGGATCCGTCCCTGGGCTCGGGACTACGCGACCGACTTCATCATGGGCGTTGGATGGAAGCCGTCCGGCGCGTTCATCAAGCAGGACGGTGTCATGATCGCCCAGGACGATCCCGTGAAGGGTGAACGGGTCGGCTGGTAGCCAGGTCAGGGGGACGCAAGGGCAGTAGTCACAGCCTGTCCCTTGCGCCACGCTATACATGCACCACGGGGGTGCGACGGAAGCGCACCATCAACCAAGGGGGTACCCATGCGTGAGCGATTGTACGGCTGGTCCTGTGTGGGAATCGGAATCTCGAGCTCGGCGATCCTCGGTATCGACCACGGCGGCGATGGCGACGACGATGACGACAACGTGACCAACATCTCGATCGGCGGCGCGGTCGCGCCAGCGGCGGCCTTCTCGACGGAGATGGCCGGCACCTGATCCGCAGTCGCGGGCGGGAATAGTGCGAGGCCCGACGGGAGCGACCCCGTCGGGCCTTCTGCATATTGAGAGGAAAGAAATGACACCCAAGGATCATCCCCTGATTTTCGGCAGTCTCCGCCCCGAAAATATCATCAGGGCGAACACGAAAGGGGAATATACCATCACAGGGCGTCTCCGAAAGCCGCCGGAGATGCAGACTATTCGCCCTCCAGTGTCACCAGAGGTGAAGGCTGAAGTCGCGCTCATCAAGAAGGCACTCCTGGGGAAGGACTGACATCATGGAAAAAGAAGCCAGGAGGCAATATCATAGACCGATTGGCGAAGCTCTTCTGGCTTCATTTCTGGAAAGGCTTCGGCTGGATCTGGGGAGCCATGACCGCTCTCTGCGTGATCTATTATCTCTTCACGTGGTTCGGCGTGATCAAATGAGGAGACGTCAACGTGGAAGTGGCGATCGGTCTGCTCCTCGTCTTCCTGATTGGTTTCCTGTTTCAACTCGGCTCCACGGATGATAAATGAGCGATTACGAACGACTCCTGATCATCACCTGGATTGCCATCACGGTCGCGGCCGGATATATGTTACTCAGATTGTGAGGGGCCATGGGAAAAATCCGGAACTGCTATATCTGCGGTCGTGAGTTCCGCACGGGCGACGCCCTGGGCCGACATCACGAAAATTACCACGTTCCGAAGAAATTGGTGATTGACCCGGCGACTATTTCAGAAGACGTCCTTGCGGCGTACGAACGAATGCAGAAGGAGCATCTCGCCGAGCTTGCCGATCTAATGGCAGGTTTGCCGTCTAAGGGACAATCATAAGCTAGGCCGGATAAATCCACTGCCCTACCATGGTGTTGCTGGCTTGGGGTCGGCAACACATAGGGGAAGTG